GGCTTGGCTGGACCTAATCGCTCGCAAGGCAAAACGTGCTGCGGACAGGAAAGAAGCAACCGAAGATCCTTCGTAAGCGACACTCCAAAAAACTTCGAGAGAGACTAATCCGCCTTTCTGTCCTACCGAAACCGATCACTACCGATGATTTCGCGCTTGACTTTTTGATTCACTTTCTGCATGATCGTGCAGTAGTGACCACGAACCGCCGCAAACGAATCACACCCGAGAGGAACCGCTGATGCCAAACCCGATGTCCCAGATGCAGAGACCTATGCGGAGCGGAGCGCCCGACCTGGGCTGGGATTCCGAAGCCGTCACGGAGGCGCCCGAGGAAGACTCCGGCGGCTACGAGATCGCGATCTGCGTCTACCCGGACGGCACGTTCGCGGTGAAGAAGCAGCCGCTCCCCGACGAGGCGCGCGAATCCGAGGAGCCGCCGAAGCCGGGCGCGCCCGGTTCTGCGCCTGAGCCCACCGAGCCAATCACGAATTTCAAAGACGCCCTCCTCCAAGCCCTGAAAATTTTTAAAGCGAATCCAGCCGACAGCGAGATACGCTCCGGCTTCAAGGCTGGGTTCGCGGCTAATAAACCAGAATCTCCGTACTGATACGTATACGTAGTTGTGAGGCACTGACACACATGGCGATTCCGGGGTGGCTGCAACGGATGTTCGAGCGGATGGGCGGGTCGGTCGAGACGATGGACGCCCCACTCCCCGATCTCCCTGATGTCGTGGTCCCTCACCTCCCACCTGATCACTGGCTCTACGACGACGGCGAGAATGTCCCGCCGATGTCGCTGTGCATGACGAGCGAGGATCGAATCAGTCTCGTGATTAGGCGCCCGGATAGCGTGTTCCCCTGCGTCATGGTCCGCGAGGATTTCGAGCGGAAGCTGCGCGAGGCGGCGCGGTATGCGATACGCGAGACTACGTATACGTATCCGGGTGGCTATCTCGTCATCCGCGACCCGGATACCCTGATCGATGAGCTCGCGATCGGATTGCTCGGACCCAGTGAGCGGACGGAGGTCCCACCCGCATGACCGTTGCTGAACTGATGAAGGCCCTCGACGACTTTCACCCTGACTTAGAAGTCTTTTTCCGCACCTTCCCGAAACACCATATCGTTCCTGTGAATTATCGCCCTGGCGTGATCAACGAGGAGGGCACGAAATACGCAAGTCTCGTGTTCATCGATGCGATGGAGGTCGAGGAGTTATGAACCACTGCCTTGAGTGTCCGCGCGCGATTGACCGCCGGGGACGCTCCCTCCGCTGTCATCACCATGCGGCGGTGCTGCGGCGCCGGCAACAGATCGTGAAGCTGAACCGCCACGGCGGGCGCAGCACGAGCGCGAAGCGGAAGGCGTTGGCGGTCTTGGAGCGGATGGGGTTATGACGCGCACGAAACGGTGTGAGGACTGTCCGCAATTAATCGAGCCGCGCTCGGTGCGGTGCAAGCGGTGCCACATGCGGAAGCTCATGCAGCAGAATCGGCCGCAGATGCGAAGGAACCGAATCGCGAATTTCAACAACCGGCGCCGCGCCGAAGCGATGCTTGCGAGATTGGGATTATGAGCAACAAGCTGAAGAAGCGGAATATCCGGTTTCCCGATGAGGTCCATGAGTGCCCGACCTGCCACCGGGCGACCGCGAATCCGGCTGCGTTCGTGATGACGATCGAGGATCTCCCGAATGGTGGGTATCGCAGTATCAGCGACTACGACATGCAGCACAGCTTCCAGCAGATGAGTCCTGCGCACCATGCCGGCGCGCTGTTGACTGCGCATGCCAGGACACTCGGTGTCCAGGTTCCCGCGAATGCGACCGAGGAAGAAATTACCCAGGCCTGCCTGGACGCGCAGGCGCTCGAACAACAAAAGGAGTCTTCCCATGGAACGACGCAGTAGCCGGTGTGCTCTTCTCGTCTTGTGCTTGGCTGTGGTGGGGTGCGTCTCGAAGTACGAGGACACCACGTCCGACTGGAACACGTTCCAGCTCGGCGAAGAGTGTTACACCGTGGGGCATGGCGATGTGAAATTCAACGTGCCAGGGATGTTGCCGGGTATTTCCTGTAAATGCACGGACCTGAAACTCGTCCGTCGAATTGTGCTCAAGGCTGGGCAATCCCCGGAAGCCCTGTCCTGCCCTGGTCGGCATTACGTGGCCGAACAAACGCTTCCGGTGGTGACGGTCAAGGCTCCAGCCGATAACTATGTCCCGGCGGCTGGGCAAGCGTTAAGCGGCGCGTTCATCGGAGCCGGGCTTGGGGCTGGACTCGCGGCTCAGCAAGCCGCGCATATGACTCAGAGCGTTGGCGGTGGGGGCTTCGGTCCGAACTATATCAGTACGTATAATGCGGGTGCGGGAGCGATTCCTGGCTTGCCGAATGGGAGATGAGCGCGAGTCATGACCGATCAGAAACCAGTCAAACTCACCGCCAAACAAGAGGCCTTCTGTCTCGCCATCCTCACCGAGCCGGATCAAGCCTCTGCCTATCGTAGCGCGTACAAGCCACAGAAGATGAGCGCGAATGCCATCTATCGGGAAGCCTCGGTCATGATGAAAATCCCAAAGATTGCCCAAAGAGTCACCGAGCTTCGGGCCGCACGCGCCGACAAGGCCGTCATGAAGAAATCTGAATGGGATCAACTGCTCACGAAAATGGCGCGCGCTGATGTGGGCAAGATGTTCGATTCGTTCGGGAATCCCAAGGAAATCCGCGAACTGGGCGAGAATGAGCGGGCCATCATCGAGGGGTTCGAATTCATCGAGGACTTTGCTGGGAAGGAAGGTGAACGGACGGCGGTCGGCTACACCAAGAAGTTCAAGATGACGCCGAAACTCGCCGTGCTCAAGGAATTGGGCGAGGCCTTGGGGTACTACCACGATCCGAAGCGACCGCCGGCACTGGGTACAGGCGAGAATCCTGTGCGCCATGTGCATCTGCATTTTGCCGAGCCTACGAAGCAGATTGAGCACGGACCGACCAAGAAGCAACCCGTCTTTGTTGGGAGCGGGAATGGTCGCTGACGAACTGCATGTGGATGTCAAATTTCCCGCCAAGCTGCGTCCGCTGTTCGACCCGTATCGGTACAAGATCATCCATGGTGGGCGCGGAAAAGGTGCCTCCTGGGGGATTGCGCGTGCCCTCCTGACCCAAGGACTTGATCAACCCCTCCGAATTCTCTGCACTCGGGAAGTGCAGAAATCCATCAAAGATTCGGTGCACAAACTCCTGTCTGATCAGATCGTCGCCCTTAGCCTCCAGGATGCCTACGACGTGCTCGAGACGGAGATTCGCGGCAAGAATGGCTGCAAGTCGGAGTTCCTGTTTGCAGGTCTGCAATCACACCTGATCCTCAACGTGAAATCCTACGAGGGCATCGATCGAGTCTGGGCTGAGGAGGCCCAAGGGATCAGCAAGAAATCCTGGGATGTGCTGATCCCCACGATTCGGAAAGAGGGCAGTGAGATTTGGGTGTCCTTCAACGCGGAGCTTGAGACCGACGAGACCTATATGCGCTTTGTCGTGAATCCGCCGCCGAACTCGGTGGTGATCTTCATGACCTATGAGGATAACCCCTGGTTTCCTCAAGTGCTCGAGCAAGAGCGCCAGCATTGCCTGGCAACTATGCCGGAGGAATACGACAACATCTGGCTCGGGAAATGCCGGGCGACGGTGGCCGGGGCGATCTACGCCAAGGAAATCGCCGCCATGATGATCGAGGGCCGGTATTGCCATGCGCCGTACGACCCGAAGCTGAAGGTCCATACGATTTGGGACATGGGTTGGAACGACTCCATGGCGATTGGATTAGTGCAGCGGACTCTGTTCGATGTCCGGCTTATCGACTACATCGAGGACTCGCATCAAACCCTCGATTGGTACGCGGCACAACTCAACGCCATGCCGTTCAACTGGGGCTGGGACTGGCTCCCGCATGATGGATTCCACAAGGACTACAAGACCGGCAAGGATGCCTACGCCATCCTGACGGGGTTTGGCCGGCGAGTGAAACCAATGGTCGAGAATCGGCCGCCGATTCCCCGACTCGATGTCGAACTCGGGATTAAAGCCTGCCGCATGCTCTTGCCGAAGATGGTCGTCAATAAGATGAAATCGGGCTGCGCGCGGTTCATGGAGTGCATGAAACGGTATCGGCGCAATATCCCGAAGAATACCAACGAGCCGGCCGCGCCGGTGCACGATCAATTCTCGCATGGTGCCGATGTGGGGCGCCATTTGGGCCTCGTGGTCGAGAAGCTGACGAACGAAGAAGAGTGGCAGCAACCGCCCAAGCTCCATGGCTACCGGCCGGCGGATGTGGGGATGGGATCATTAGGCTAGATGAGTTGTTGCCCGCAGTGCGGGACGTACAAGGTGTCCGTGCCGATGGCGGAAGTTCGGGCGAAGCGAGGAGGAGGGTCTGATGAGCAAACCAGTCGCGAGCTATGAAATTGTGGACCAGGCGCCCTCATGGTTGCGCGTCCATGTGGCGCTCGATCGGTCGTTCAACGGGTTTGTGAGTCAAACGCTTACCCTGCCACGGCCTGAGTTTGACGACCAGGCGACACTGCGGCAACGGGTGTGCATTAAGCTCAAGCAGGAGACCGGGCTGACCTATGAGCCGGATGAGATCGAGATGACAGAGGGGACGGTGAAGCCGGAGCTGCAGGTGGAAGATGCGCCAGCAGGGACAGTTCAGGAACCCAAGAAGAAACGAAAGGGGAAATAGGATGGCGACACGAGGGACCGCGATCCATACAATGCGTGCGACGACCGGCACCAGCAAGCACCACAAAAAGAAGGGCCTGGAGGAAGTCGGCATTCCATCGCGAGACGCCAAGTATCGCCTCTGTCTCGGACCGGATTGCGACCGCATGTTCCCCTCGACGGGGCCCGACCATCGGATTTGTGACTTGCACAAGAGCCCATCGTGTGCGTGGCGCGTTGGCGCCTATGGGGCCATGGAGGGGTGTGAGCGATGCTAGAGCTGCAGGTCTCCGGCGGCGACGACCTCCCGCAAGACATCCTGGATCAGCTCGCCGAGGATAACGAGTCAGCCGAGGTCCAGAAGAGCGAACAGTTGCAGGCCATCGGCAAAGCCATCGCTGAGAAGCGGGACGCGGCGGTCAAGGGGCGCCTTGCCTCCGGCATCGAAATCATCTGGCAACGCTGTGAAGACGCGCAGAACGGCGTCGATGATGCCAACCGCCACGAGTTCCAGCGCACCCAATTTGCCAAGCCCCTGACGCTGGAGGGGCCGGTCATGAGTGAGGGGCCGGTGGCCCCAGCCGGACCGGGTAAGCCGACGATCTACCCCAGTATCACGAGCCGGTATGTGCATGCGGGACATTCAAAAGTCTCGGAAATCCTGATCTCCCCGGATGACAAATCTTTCTCCATCAAGCCCACGCCGGTCCCTGATTTGATCGACGCGAAAGAGAATGAGTCTACCATTCCTGGGCCGAATGGACAGCCCTTACTCCGCGACCCGAAGCCAGAGGAGATGGCGGGACTCACCCCCCCGCCGCTCTCGCCGTCGGCGGCTCCTGTTCCGCCTGCTCCCGCTGTGGGAGTTCCGTCTGCTGTAGTGGGAGCCACAGGAGCGCCGCCGATGCCGGGGATGGACCCCGCGCAAGCGCCAGGGGTGCCGCTCAAAGTGAAGGACCTCGCGGAAGAGCAGATGGCCGAGGCCACGAAGAAAGCTGAGAAGGCCGAGAAGCGTGTGTACGACTGGCGCATTGAGGGGCGGTATCGACGCGAAACGCGGAAGGTGCTGTTCGATTGCGCCAAGCTGGGCGTCGGCATCCTGAAGGGTCCGTATCCGATGGTGCGACGGAAGCGCGCGGCGAAGTTCGTTCGACTTCCCGGCAGTGCGCGCGGCATGTGGCAGATCACCATGGTCGAGAAGATCGTGCCGGGATACAAGCGTGTGCGGCCCTGGGACTTCTTTCCTGATCCGAACTGCGGGGAAGATCCCAGCGAAGGCGATTACGACTTTGAGCGCGACCGGATTTCTGGCCGCTCCCTACGCAAGTTGAAACGAGAGCCGGGCTACCTCACAGATCAGATCGACAAGGTGCTCAAGGAAGGGCCGCAGAAGAAGTACGAGACGAACCGGCCGGACACGTTCCTGGTCGACAACGAGCAATTCGAGCCCTGGTATTTTCAAGGGATGCTGGAACGGAAAGACTTCGCACTGCTGAACCCGACCCAAGCGAAAGACTTAAAGGACGATCAGGAGATGGTCTTTGTGGAAGCGACCCTCGTGAATGAGACCGTGATTAAGGCGGTGATGCACGGCCTCGAGGCGAGCGAGGAATTCAACTACCACGTCGTGCCGTGGACCCGGCGCGATGGATTTTGGGCGGGCATCGGCATTGCCGAGCAAGGCTACCCGGCGCAGCGTATTGTGACCAGTGCGACGCGAGCGTTGATTGAGAACGCGGGCCATTCATCGGGGCCGCAGGTCGTGATGCACACAGGCGTGGTCGATCCGTCCGATGGCGTCTGGGAGTTGAAGCCATGGAAGATTTGGTTCGTCGGCAGTGATGCCCAGATTGATGATGTCCGGAAAGCCTTCACGTCCGTCGAGTTTCCGGACCGCCAAGCCGCCCTTCAAGCCATCATCGACTATGGTCTGAAACTGTTCGAAGAGTTGACCAATATCCCCCTCATTACTCAGGGGCAGAGCGGGCCTACCAGCCCGGACACCTACGGCCAAGCGCAGTTGCAGGACAATAACGCGAACCAACTGTTGCGGAATGTCGCCTACACCTTCGACGACTGCGTGAACGAGCCGCTGACGAATCAGGAGTACGAATGGCTGCTCCTGGACCCCGATGTCCCGGACGACGAGAAGGGCGACTTCGAGATTGACGCACGCGGCTCAATTGTCTTGGTGGAGCGATCGATTCAAGCCCAGTGGATCGCACAGCAAGCGGCCATTGTGAAAGATCCAGCCTTCGGGGTGGATCCGCGGAAGTGGTACGCCGAGTTTGCCCGCGCTAACAAGATGGACCCGAAGCGGTTGCAGTACGACGACGCGAAGCAGCAGCAGATCGATAGCCAGCCGCCGCCGAAGGCCCCGCAGGTGCAAGCGGCCGAGATTCGGGCGCAGACGGATCTCCAGCGGGCGCAAGTGGATACCGATCGGGATACCGCCTTCATCCAGGCGGAAACCGAGCGGACGCGGGTGGAGCATGAAGTCCGGACGAAAGAACTGGAAATGAAGATTCAATTGGCGATGCTGGATTATTCGAACAAGCGCGGGATTGCGCTGGAGCAGACAAAATCTGAACTGGCGCAAACGGCGATGAAGCTGAAAACGCAGGAACGTCTTGCGGCTCAAGACCGAGCCGGAGAGGCGCTGACACCACCGACGGAGCCAGCAGGCCGGGCGCCGGCGGGGCAATCGTTTGAACGGTAACCATGGGACCCTGGCTCTATTACCTCCTGTTTCTGCTGATGATGAGGGAAGCGATGAAGACGAACAAGAAGAAGCCGAGGTACTGATGCGGCGCAGTGACCCGTTTGGACTGTTCGTCATGGGCATCGTGCTCAGCGCGTTGCCACTCGTGTGCTGGCTGTTTCTTGTTTCCGGTTCCGGCGCCGAGCATCCCTCGGCAGGCGACATGGCGAAGCCTGCGACTATTCATGACTACAACGCCCAGGTGGCTGCCGAACTCCAGGCCAGCGGCACGAAGGCGGCCATGGATCTGTTGGAGCGGTTCACGCAACAGGACCCCAGCGCGTTCCGGGAACAGCATGCGATGGTGCATGAACTCGGCAAGGCGAACTTTGCCTACCACGGCGAGCCGGTGAAGGCCCTGGCGGCTTGTGATACGCGGTTCTGGTCAGGCTGCTTCCATGGCACCTTGCAAGCCTACTTCGGGACGTTGGAGAAGGTGGAAGCCTCGCACATGAATGTCATCTGTCCGGTGAAGTCCGGCGAATCACCCACCCATTTCTTGCGGTACAACTGCCTGCACGGTGCCGGCCATGGACTGGCGATCAGGTTTAACTACGACATCCTGAAGAGCCTCGCCCATTGTGATCTGTTGAACGGCAGCGAGTGGGACCGCTCCTCCTGCTACGGCGGGGTGTTCATGGAGAACATCGTGTCCTTTCAGCAAGCGCATCACCACGAGGGGAAGGGCGGGTTTATCACTCATGCCGACCTGCACTATCCGTGCAATGCGGTGGCGCTCAAGTATGCTGGCTCGTGCTGGATGATCCAAACCTCGGCCATGTTGACGTTGACGGCCCAATCTTGGCCGACACTGTTCCGGGAATGCGAGCGGGCCGGCGAGTTTCGCGAGACGTGTCTAGAAAGTGTGGGGCGCGATGCCAGCGGGATGACCCAGCGGAATCAGTTGCAGATCGTGGGGATCTGTCGCCAGGGCACCGAGGCTCAGCGGCCAGCCTGCGAACGGGGCGCGGTCAAAGACATCGTGTTCAACGACGCGAAGGCCGAGCCGGGGTTTGAGTTTTGTGAGTCGCACGCGACCGATCGGACCGAGTGCCGCCGGGTGGTGAGTCAGGCGGCGAGGAGTTTGACGCCATGAGGGCATGGCATCTCGCCCAGAAAGCAGACGCGCTACCCGGCGATCCTGTGTTCCCAGACACCGTGTCAATCACCCAACCAGGAGGACCTATGGACCCATACAAGCAGTTCGGAACCCCAATTGCCCATGTCACCTTTCGGCTCAACGGTGAGGACGTGGTGGTGCTGACCAACGTCGTTGAACGCTGGATCAATGACCTGGGCGGCTCTTCGGTGGTCATCATGCGCGACGACCAGGGGGCCTACATGGCGGTGCAACATTGGGATGCCATGATCCAGGCGCCTGGACATAGCTTCTTTTAAGCCATGACACGCTTTACCTGTAGCTATCGATATGCCGGAATCTACTGGGCCTTCGACATTCTGGCTGAGTCGCAGGCGGATGCCGAAGCGCGGGTGCGGGCGATTCGCACCACCGGGACCTGTGACGGCGAAGTGATCGCCGAGATACCGGTGTGGTCCTGGTGGCGGAGGCTGTTGGGACGATGAATACCCATCGCTTCCGGGCCGCCGGTCAGCTCACGAACTACGAGATGTCCGGCCTACGTGAGTGCCGCGTCTGGAGGGACGCTCGATGGATGTACATGTGGGCCTCGGTGTCCACTGCGTTCCATCCCGCGTCGCATTTCGACTGGATCATGCGCCACGAATGACCTGCCATCGCTGCCATGGCTTCATTGCACACGATCTCGATGAATGCAACCCCGGCAATTGGGTGTACTGCGTCAACTGCGGCTGGCGCGGGGATGACCCCAGCATCCCCGTGATCGCCATGCCGCACACGGTGCGCTTGGTCAAGCTCTTGACCGATGAGCGCGCCCAGCCCATGTCGGCCGAGCATCGGGCGAATATTTCGGCGGCGCGGCGACGGTACGAAGAGCGCAAACGTCAACAGCAGGAGGTCGCATGCACGTCCGAAACGGCCATGTCAGTATCGAACTCAACGCAGAAGACCGCTCTGCCGTGCTGATTGCCACGGAGCTCTGTGCGGAGATGCCCACCGGCAGCCGGACCGCGACCCTCATTCTTCACCACGATACCCTCGCCGAACTCCTCACGAAAGCGGATCAAGTCCTGCGCAGCCTGTAAGTCCTCTCTGCCTCCCACCTTTCTTCTCTCATTGAGAAAACATTAGAGCCTGTTTTCTTTTACTTGCATTCGTATTGATAGAACATTATAAACTGACCCCTATGGGTCAACCTCTCTCCAGATTGACGCTTTCTGAGGCCGAGAAGGCCTCGCCGCTCTGGGTCAAGATCCGGGATCACTACCGCGCGAAGCTGTACGCCGCTCGTCGGAAGAATGACGGTCTCATGGCGGATGCCAGCCGGTTTCCCCTCCTGGTCGAGATCAAAGCGGCCCGCGACATTCTGGATCTGGAGAACGACCCGCCGACCTTGGCCGCCTCGTAAGACACGGCCATCCACCTCGCTCACGCGGCAACGCGCCAGCGAACAAGGGAGAGAAGACATGGCAGAGACCGCCACCATCGAGACCGACCAGGCCACCGAGTTGACTGCGGCGCAACAGGACGAAGCCAGCAAGGGCTTCGCGGAAGGGTTTGCGAGTGAACGGCCCACGGAGGGAACTCCGCCGGCGACACCCGCAGGGCCAGATCCAGTCACCACTGACGCCACTGATGAGCCGGAGGCCGAACCGGCAGAGCCAGAACCCAAGTACGTCCAGATCACCGAAGCGCAGTTTGCCGCCATGAACGAGGCCGCCACGAAGGTTCATGCCCTCGCCGCGACCCTCGAAAAGATGTCCGGCACGGCGTTCGGGAAGATCGGCGGCTTGGAGCGGACGCTGAAGGAATTGCAAGCCGCGACCCCATCCGGCCAAGCGGTCGAAGTCTCGGAGGATGATTTTGAGGAACTGAAGGCGGATTACCCGGATCTCGCGAAGATGCAGGCGGCGGGCATCAATCGGGCCATGAAGAAGATCGGCCTGAAAGGCACCGCGCCCGCCTTTGACGAAACCAAAATCGCCGAACTCGTCGGCAAGGGCAAGCAGGAAGTCCGGGAGGAGCTGTCCGTCGAGCTGATGGACACGCTCTACGATGAGTATGTCGAGACCGCCAAACTGGAGCACGATCCAGGGTGGGTCAAGCTGACGCACGAATCATTCCCGGAGTCTGCCCCCTATCGGGCGTGGCTCGCCACGCAGCCCCAGGAGTATCAGGACAAGATTCTGTATTCCTGGAAGCCACGAGAAATCCTCGGCTCCATCAAGCAATTTCACCAATTCACCGCAGAGGCGACACGGAAGAAGCCGGGCCCAGCGGTTGACCCAGGCGAGGGGCGGCGACGCCGCTTACAGCAAGGGGTGCAGCCGAAAAGTGAAGGGGCCGCGTCCTCCGGGGAGCCCTCGGAACGAGACGGCTTTGCGGCGGGGTTCAAAGAGAACTACCGCGCGGCCGGCTGACCGGAAAGGACTGTAACCCATGTCGATGCAAACCTACGGGCTGTCTCCGCAACGGATCGGCAAATTCAAGGGCGCCATTATCGCCCATGCCGTACCGATGGAAAAGCTCATCAAGCAGGGGCGCATGCTCACGCGCACCCTAGAGAAGAATAACGGCGATACGTACATCATGCGCCGGTTTCTCCCTTACGGGGCGTTGGCGACCAACTTCAACACGATGAACCGCTTTTTTGCGGATGGGACGGGCGACCGGGCGCAAGCCATGGTCCAGGCCCATCAATTGGCGGAAGGCGTGGCGCCGACTCCGGACAATATCACGCCGATGGATCTCTCCTGCGTGATCGTGGAGTTTGGCTGCCTGTACGGCTTCACGAACAAGACCGTGCTCCTCTACGAGGACAACATCCCGGTGGAAGCGAAGAAGCAAGTCGGCGAGCGCACCACGCTCGTCAACGAAATGCATATGTACGGGATCCTGCGCTCCTGCACGAATCAGTACTACGGCGGGACTGGGAGCTCCATTGGCACCGTCAACGGGGCAATCTCGCTCAACCTGTTGCGGCGAATCACGATGAACCTCCGCAGCAACCACGCGAAGCCGGTCTCGCGTGTCCTGTCGGCCTCCCAAGACTACGGCACGGATGCCGTGGCAGCCGGATGGTTCGTGTTCGTCAACCCGGAATGCGCTCCGGACATTGAGGATCTGCCGAACTATACCCCGGCTGAGAAGTACGCGAGCGGGAAACCGCTGCCCGATGAACTCGGGAAGTGTGCGGAGTTCCGCTTCATTCTGCATGCGGATCTGCCGGCGCGGCAGGATGCGGGCGCCGCGATCGGCGCGACCGGCCTCTACAGCACGTCTGGCTCGTACATTGACGTGCATCAGGCCGTCATCGTGGGCGATGAGGCGTTCAGCCAGTTGGTCCTGCGCGGCGAGAACTCCCTTGACGTGACATTCCTGCCGGTGGGCCAGAAAACCAAGTCCGACCAATTCGGCCAGCGGGGCTACTACGGCGCCCACTGGTGGAAGGGCGGCGCGGTTGAGAACGACGGCTGGATGGCGATCGCGAACGTAGGCCGCAAGGCGCTGTCATAACCGGGCGCAGCCTGAGAAAGGGAGAGCACGATGATTGAAACCGTCTCCAGATGGCTGGCCGGGATGGGCCCCCGCAAGGATCGTGAGATCCTGCGGAAGCTCATCAATCCTTTGGCGGATCGGTATTCGACGGGTCCGCTCACCACGGCGGGCCTCGTCATTACCGCCACGACCGGGAAGAAAGTCCCGAAGACCGGCTCGGCCGCGATGTACCTCGCGGTCAACGGGGTCCTGGCGTCCATTGCCGCTGGCACCGATATGCCAGCCTTAGCTGGCACCGTGGTCAACGCGACGTTTAATGTGTTCTGTTTTTTTCAAGACGCGGGCGGGACGCGCACGAGTGCGATGGGCACCGCAGGGGCCTACTTGGCGGCGGTGAAGTTCCCGCCCTTTCCAGAGGGCAAGGCCTTGCTCGGGTTCATCATCATCAACCCGACGGGGACCGGGGACTTCGTGGGCGGTACTACGGCGCTCGATGACGCGACGGTGGCCCCTGGCACCCTCTACGTCAGCCCGACTGCGCCATTTGACCCGACGGTGCTTCTGTAACGCCGTCGATACTGAAAAGAGAGGAGACTGTTCCATGCCAGATCCTTATTCGCATACCCCGCAGACTCGGTGCAACGGCAAGGCCGCACTGGCTGTGGGTACGACCACGACCCTGACCTCCGCCAATGCGATCGACTACGAGATCAAGGGCAAGATGTACAGAAAGGCAGCGGCGACGAATGAAACGACGCCGACGACGGATGCGGTGACGGGAGCCGCCTTTACGGCAGTGGGCGTGAGCAAGGGCTGCGTTTTCATAGCCTGCCGCGATGCTGCCGGGGCGCTGAAAGTCGTCCAGGGCCAGATTGTGGACCTCGACGCGAGCAATGCCTACGGGAAAATGAAGCCGTTGTATGGCCCGGTGCCGGACACGCTCTGTCCGTATTCCTTGATTGACGTGAAGGTGGGCTCGACGGGATCCGCCTGGACATTCGGGGCGTCGAACTTCGCCGGTCCGCCGACCGGGGTCGTGTTCACGTTCACCGACATCGCGTCACTCCCGGACCGGCTGTAATCGTCACGATATGCCTGATGATGGGCGGGGCATCGGCCCCGCCCGCTTTCCCCACCCTTGGAGGCCTTATGGCGAAAAAAGAAGTGTTCTCTGGCGATCTGCACCAGGAACAGCCGAGCGACATTCTGACGAAAATGGGCGAGCCGGTGGAGCATCCTGGTTCAACCATTCAGAAGCTCAACGGGATTCCTGTCACGAAGGACTATCTGGACGAGCTGGCCTTCCTCGAGGAGCCGGTCACGGTCGAGTTCTTGCTTGCCGATGAGAAATTCGGCGCCCCCTATGTCGACGCCACCAACAACGGCAAGGGCATTGAGGCGTGGAAAATCGGCGATCTGGATTTTGGACGGTGGTGCGAAGTCAAGCAAGTGCCGCGCGGCATTCCGGTGGTCATCAAGCGGAAGTACCTCGGCATCTTTGCGACCGCCAAGGTCATGCGGGTACGGGCGGGCTACGACCAGAATAATGGGGATCCTGTCAACCGGATCAACCGCAGCCTGTCTACGCGCTATCCCTTCACAACGATAGGCGATAGCGAGAAGGGACAGGCCTGGCTGCAACATGTGATGGCCGCGCAGTAAGGCCAGAATGGAGAATTTCTTGGCCCTCGCCCAGCGCGTGAGGCAGGATTCCGGGGTCTCCGGCACGGGCCCGACGACGGTGCTGTCCCAGGTCGGGGAACTCAAGCGCATTGTCGATTGGACGGCGGACGCCTGGGTCTTTATTCAGCAACTCCACCAGGACTGGAAATTCCTGCGTCTCGCCGCCTCGTGGGATTCGGTCGATGGGCAAGCCACCTACACGCCGGCCGAATGCGGGATCGCTGCCGGCACCTTCAGCAAGTGGGTGCCCTGGCAGGAGATGACGTTTCGGACGTACCTGACGGCGACCGGCACGAACGGCGAAATCCATCTCAATTACATCCCGTACCCGGTCTGGCTGAACACCTGGCAGTATAACGCGAACCGGAACGTCAAGAGTCAGCCGGTGGAGTACACGATTCTGCCGGACAAATCCATTGGGTTTGGACCGAAACCGCCGGCGGGCTACACGTTCACGGCCCACTATTACCGCTCGCCGATCCTGTTGGCGGCCGATGCGGATATTCCGGCACTCCCGGACAACCACAGCTCTTATCTGATTGTGGCCCGTGCCCTGATGTCCTATGGCGCGATCGAATCCGCACCGGAAGTCTATGCGCTCGGCAAGGGTACGTATGACTCCCTGATTCGAGCCTTGGAGCGGGACCAGCTCCCCATGCCGTATTTTGGCGGAGGCCTGTGATGCTAGCCGTCCAGAACTTCCCCTTCGTCGCCGTGCGAGATGATGTGATCCCGCTCAAGGGCGGACTGGATCAGCTCACGCCCACGCTCTCCTTGCCGCCTTGGTTCTGTCGGGATGCACGGAACTTCGAATGCTCGGTGACTGGAGGGTATGCTAGGTGTGGAGGCTACGAACGGTTCGACGGACACGCGAAGCCCTCCGATGCGGTCTATTCCATCCTCCAAGTCATCTCATTCGTTAATACGCCAACGGTAGGGCAAACGCTCGACGGCTTTACCAGTGGCGCGACGGGCAAGATTATCGCCCTCGGGGACAACTATATCGTGCTCACGCAGACCACTGGCACCTTTGCCGATGGGGAAATCCTTGAGGTCGGCGCGACCACCATCGGTGTCAACACCACGCTCTCTGTGACCATCTCGAGCTTGCTGAACGCGCAATACCTGAATCTGGCCGCCGATGTGTACCGTGCGTTGATTGCCGCGGTGCCTGGCTCGGGGCCGATTCGCGGAGTGGTCTCGCATCTCGTGAGTGGGGTGCATAACCTGTACACCTTCCGGGACAACGCCGGAGCGACGGCCTGTAACATGTTTCGCTCCACGAGTTCCGGGTGGTCGCAAATGACCTTCTTCAATGAAGTGTTGTTCACGACTGGCGGGACCGCCACCCCTGCCGATGAGAACACCCTCACGCAAGGGGGGAATACCGCGACGATCAAGCGGGTGGTCCTGGAGTCGGGGTCATGGAGCGCCGGGACCGCCGCTGGTCGATTGATTGTGACCACGCCCGCGCCGGGGAATTTCGCGGCAGGGGCCGCCACGATCGGCGCCGTCAATGTCACCCTCTCGGGTGCCCAGACGGCCATCAGCCTCTTGCCTGGTGGTCGCTACGAGTTCGACATCGGAAACTTTGGTGGGCAACTCGCGACTCAGCGGATCTACGGGGCCGATGGGGTCAATCGCTGTTGGGAGTGGGATGGGACGGTCTTTGTGCCGATTAACACCGGGGCTTCCACGGATACACCGAAACATATCAAGGTCCATCAGAAGCACCTGTTTGTGTCGATTGGCAGTTCCTATATGAACTCCGGGATCGGGACACCGTACAACTGGACGGCTCTCGCGGGGGCCGCGGAAAACGCCATCGGCGACACCATCACGAATTTCCTCGTCCAGCCGGGCAACCAAGACAATGCGACGATGGCGATCTACACCCGGAACGGCCTCGGGATGCTGTACGGCACGAGTGCGGCGGATTGGAAGTTTGTCCCCTTCACGTCGAACGTCGGCGGCCTCGATTACATGGCGCAGAACCTGGAGCAAAGCTATTGCCTGGACGACCGGGGCCTCGTGAGCCTGCGCACCGCGCAAGAGTACGGGAATTTCAAGTCGACGACCCTGACCCAAAACATTCAGACGTACATCTCGGGCAAGATTGCGAGTTCGGTCTGCTCGTCGGTGAGCAAGGACAAGAGCCAGTACCGCGCCTTCTTCTCCGATGGGACCGCACTGTATTCCACGATCGTGAACGGCAAATTTCTCGGTGCCATGCCGATGGTCTTTCCGCACACGTTCACCTGTGCGTGGAACGGGGAACTCGCAAACGGCAATGACGTGTCCTATGTCGGCGGGAGCAACGGCTATGTGTACCAACTCGAAAGGGGGTCGTCGTTCGACGGCGAGAATATCGACGCCTACATTACATTGAATTGGGCCTTCCAGAAGGCCCCTCGCGTGAAGAAACGCTATCGCGCGGCGAGCATCGAAGTGCAAGGCTCCAGCTACGCCGCGATCCGGTTCGGCTATGCCTTAGGGTACAACTCCCCAGAAATCCCTCAACCCACGCCACGAGACTATGAAACGGTCCTCGGCGGATCCGGTAACTGGGATAGCGTCAACTGGGATGAGTTTATCTGGGATGGATTCACCCTCGCCCCGACCGAAGCCGAAATGGACGGGCGCGCCGAGAATGTCCAAGTCACCCTGAGTTCCACGAGTGATTTTATTATGCCCTATACGATCAATTCACTGATCCTCTCGTACTCACCTGGGAAACGGAAGCGGAGATGAGGGAGATTCAGTGTCGGTATTGTAAACAGGCTCTACCAATCGAAATGTTCTACGTGAAGGAAGTTAAGCCATCAGCGAAGCGAGGCAGGTGCAAGCGGTGCTCCGCCATGAGAGCACGGGAATGGAATCTTGCAAACCGAGAGAGGGTCAATGCGAACGCACGCCGCTCTCATGGAAAGCCCGAAGTAATGGCAAAGGCCAAGCAATGGCGAGAGGCAAACAAGGAATATCTCAAAGCAGAAGTGAATAAGTGGAGGCGAGAGAACCCGGAGAAGTGGCGAGAGATCGCGCGCCGGTCACGTATCAAGAACATGGACAAGGTACTCATTCGAAATCGCGAGCGAGAGATCCTTGAAGTCACGGCCATGCCGCCGTGGGCTGATCGGAAAAAGATCCGGGCGATTTACGAAGAGGCAAAGCGACTGACGCGAGAAACCGGCATCCGTCACGAAGTCGATCATATTTATCCGCTGCGCGGGAAGTACTCATGCGGGCTTCACGTGGAATACAACCTCCGTATTATTACCGGAACAGAGAACCGCAAGAAGTTCAATAAGATGCCGGAGGAGATCGCGTGTTAAAACGCTTGATCATCACAATTGTGATCCTGATTTCTACTGTAAAATCAGGCACTTGCAATGATTTCTACGTACACGGATCTTTCCCCGCCCCCGGCTCCCCGGCCACGTCGGCAGGCATGCGGGCGGAATTGGACCTGATCTCGGCAGGCTTCGACAAGCTCCCGGCCTTGTCCGGCAACGCCGGCAAGCTGGTCGTCGTCGGCGCTGGCGGCAGTAGCCTCACGACCACGAGCGGAACCATCTCGCTCTCTGGTGCGCTCACGATCAACGGGGCCTATGACCTGACGTTGAATCTCACGGGGGCGACCTCGTTGACCCTGCCCACGTCCGGGACCGTCGCGACGACTTCCGGGGCGGAAGATATTAACAACAAGACGTTCCAGCTTGGCGACAACACCCTGACCGGCACGATTGCGCAATTCAATACCGCCCTGACCGATGGGGATTTCGCCACGATTGCCGGGACGGAAACCTTGACGAACAAGACCTTGACGGCGCCCGCGCTGAATGCCGCCGTCATCGGGTCTGGGTCCTCCGTCGGCACCAGTAATAACGCGCTGTATCAACTCGGGATTGGCGGGACTTTCGCTCCATCCAGTTCGGCAACCGGCGCCGCGCTCTCTGTCCGGACCACCATTACGGGGCAGGTCAACCAAGAACAAACCGGTGTGCTCATTTTCCCAACGATCAATGAGGCTGGCAGCGGGACGCATGCCTGGCTCTCGTCCATGGAGATCGACCCGCCAACCATCGGCGCGGGCGCGGCGGCGGTCACGCAGGCGGCCACGCTACGCGTGACGGGATTCCCCACGGCGTCCGGGGCCAATATCTATGCGATTCACGTTGACGCCGGTGACGTGAAGCTCGCCAACGGGGCACTTCAGATCGAAGACCCTACCACCAATAATCCGAACATCCACTTCGACGACGGCCCTAATGATCATTATTTCGAAATCAGCTCGGGCGACTTTCGATTCTTTACCCCAGGGTCAATGCATTTCTCTCCAGGATCAGGCGACAAGGTGACTTTGACTGACACCGGCATGATCAAGGTCGGCACGGCAGCCGACATCACCGGCCTCTCGGCGGGATCGATTGCGCTGAACTATGCCTTGGGCTTTGGCGAGATCAGCGATCCCGGCACCCCGAGCGCCAATCACGCCACTCTCTATGCCCGCGACAACGGGGCGGGGAAGACCCAGTTGGTCGTCATGTTTTCCGATGGCGTCCCGCAAGTGGTGTGTACGCAACCATGAGGGAGATGATGAAACGAACACTACTGCTCCTGCTCGTCGGTGTGCTGGTGGCGGGGCCGGCCTTTTCCGGCACAGAGATCCTGCTCGAACAAAGCGACAGGAGTCATCAGAAGCTTGGCGGGGTTGGGGATGCCGCCAAGACCTCGACCACGTTGAGTACGACCCTGGCCTGCGAGGATATCGTAAACAATATTTGCATCGTCGAGGAACGCTATTCCGTCATCCCTGTTGGCGGCACCACTGCGGCGATCACGGCGGATCAACTCTACAAGTCGGGAACGGGCTATGTCCGCTCGATTCAGTGTTACGGCAACGACAACGCGGCGACGGCGGGGACTATTGCCTTGCTGGACAACACAGTGGCAGGGGCAGGGGATACGCTCTGGAGCCGTACTATTCTTGCCGCTGACTACAGCATCAACGGGTTCAAGGCGGACATTCAAGCGCCGTTTGCGGTGGGGCTGTACCTGGACTTCACCACGACCGCCGACATGACATGCATGGTGCAGTACCGATGACCAGGAGGGAACTCGTCAAGATGGCAGGGAAAGTCGGGGTCGTCGCTCTTGTGCAGGCTGGCCTCGGGCGTTTCCTTGACGCCTACGGGATACTAGATGACTTGGCCGCCGAGGCAGCCGCGCTCCCGCAGAACTATCAAGTGAGGGCTGGCACGATGTTGCTCAACAGCACCCTCGCGTCGCTCGCGCAGAATTCATTGTCTGGTGGAGATGTCACGATCGCAGTGACCAACGAAACCGGCGCAGCGTTCATGCGTCCCGCTGGCGTAACAAATGTGCTTAAGCTGGACGTGACATCGCCAGGAACAACTGCGTCAACGTGGAATCTTCGCTGGGATCTCCCGGTCGATTTGAAGACTGTGCATATGATTACCTGCCCCCTCTACTATGCGCCTGCCAATGGCAGTACGACAGGATGGTCCGCCGTGTTCCAAACCGGGCAGGCTGCCAATATGCTCGATCGCTGGACTTACCCGCTGGGAAGTGCGGACCCGCAATTGATCCGTCCGGGGTGGATGACAGGGGTCTGTGCTCGGAACAAGCCGGCTTCCACGACAGGCTCACCATCGTTAGGGTCGAACTTCGGCGGATTTCGTTGGCAAATTTCCGTGCCCGCTGGGGCGACAGGTGCGATCTATATCGGTCCGACCTATATCAATGCCTATAATCGTCCGAAAGTAATGTTCGTGCTTGATGATGCGGCGACCTCGCAATATACGGAAGGATTTAGCTATCTGTCCGCTCGTGGCCTAAAGGGTTCGCTGGCTGTCACGTCAAATTTTGGGACCATGATCCAATCACAACGAGACGAGATGTATGCCGGAGGATGGTCATTCCATAACCATTCCGACACACATGTCGATCTCACAACGCTGGATGCCGCAGGGATCACCGCAGAGCTTGCCGCATGCAAAAGCTATCTTCAAGCGAACGGATACAGCCGAGGCGCACAGTCGATGGTCTACCCTGGAGGGGGCGTCAATGATCTCGTGCAGTCAGTTGCACAGGGCCTCGGGTATACGACAGGCTGGACAATCGGCGATAGACTGGTCCCGCAATGGGACGGCATGGATCAGCCGATGCGCTTGCGGCGTTGGAATATGGGGTCCGCGAATAGTCTCGCCACGCTCAAGGCGAAGATTGATGACGCGATCGCGTACGGCATGGCAGCACCATTTTACGGCCATAACATCCTTGTTGGTGCGACTGGGTTTGATACGGAGAAGGCGACGTTCCAAGGCCTAGTGGATTATGCTTATAAGTTGCAACTGTCGAACATTCTTGATGTTGTGACCTTGCAAGAATGGATTGACGGGCTGACCTCTCCGAGGAGGTCTCGGTCATAATGCACATAGAGTACGGTCCAGGGGTCCACGTCTTGGGTGAACCGCTTATCTTCGATTCCGTGTGGTCCTCGCTCGAAGGGGCCGGGAGAGGGCATACGGTGCTGGTGGTCCCTGGCGTCATCTGCCGCTACACGAATCCTCGCATTCGCGGGGTGTCGATTGTGGGGCCTGGCAGCGGGGTCGGACTGCTCCTGGAAAACACATGGAGTGCCGTGGTGGATGATGTCGCGATAGAAAACTTTGGCACGGCGCTGGTGCTGCAAGTGACTGAGGCGGGGCGGTATAAAACGCCGACTGGCTCGACACAACGTAAGTGGCCGACCGCCGCGACGCCCCAACCGTGGGGGAGCCGTGTGACCTTGACTCGGTTTCGCGACGTGGAACTGACGGGGCCTGGGGATGGCTTGGTGCTGAACAACTTACTGCCGCAAGGCAACAGCGGTCTTGCCGGCGAGTTTTTCACGGCGACGACCTTTACTGGTGGGCATATTGCCGTGCAAGGACAAGCGGTGACGGTCGGAGATTACGTGTGGAATACCGCATTTGATACGACCTATTTCGACATTGCGCCTGGGGGTGGGGTTGCTTTGAAGGCGCAAGCTTGGGACGTGCATTTGATGGGATGCTACCTCGACCGAAACTCATCCGCACGGGCAGCCGGGACTCCGAAGATCACGGCGGTGTCACCAGGGCGTGGCGGGGGATCGATACGGCTGACCTCCTGTATGGAGACGACGGCGGCAGATATTGTTCTGGTTCAATCACCATGAAGGACATTCACGACTTGCTCAATCCAGCAGGAAGCCATGACGCCTGCGGCTGGGCCACAATAACCAAAGGAGATTTATGCGCATTCTCGTCTTGGCGATCGCACTGCTGATTCCCTCGTTGGCTCTGGCCGATCAAGCGGCCTGCCCGATCCAGCTTCAAGAATCTCAGACCCAAACGCTCGTGGTCGCGGAGTCACGCAATGCCACCGAGCAACGCCTCGCCGTGGCGATCCGGGCGAACAAGGAACTGAGCGATTTGTACAGCAAGGCGTTGGAGCATGTCACCAAGATTGAAAAGGAACTGGCGGCCTTGAAGGCGAAGGATGAGCCGAAGAAGGAGCCCGTGAAATGACGGACGACGGTCTATTCCTCGCGGCCATTCTCCCGTGGATCGGGGTGTTTTTCATCGTCGTGATCGGCTTCATTGCAGCCCTCGCCTTGATGTGGACGCCGACCCCACGAAAGACGCAGCCGCAAGTGAAGGGGCCGACGCAGCGCATGATGGAAAGGATGTAATCCAGCATGATTCATCAGCCGACGTATGCGAAAGACAGCCACGGCTATTACAAGCCGGGCGGCTATGAAGCGTTAACGGTCGGCGCGACCAAGGTCTCTCCGACGCCTCCAGCCGGCACGCGCATGGCGCGAGCCTTCTTTCGTGACGGGACCGTGCGGTTGCGGATGGATGGCACGGATCCAGTTGGCGGGTCGTCTGGTGTGCCGATCTTCGACGGCTATGAGGAATTCTTCAGCATCTTCGAACTCAACGCCATGGAGCTGATTAGGGAGGGCGCGGAGGATGGGACGGTCTATTTCCTCTATTACAGCTAGCCTGGTTTTTTTGTGCCTGTTGCTGATTCAGTGTGAATCGGCATGGGCGCAGAGTACGACCATCCGCAGTGGCACGTCGGCCGATACCGCGACGGTCTCCAACGGCTCTCTGAACGTGGCGATCACGGGTGGGGCGGGATCGGGCGGGACCTCGCAAACGGATAACGCGGCCTTGTCGGCGGTCACGCCCATTGGGGCGCTCTACGATACGACGCCCCCGGCAGTCACGGACGGCAATGTCGGGGCGCCGGTCATGGACAGCTCAAGGCGCCTGATCATTAATTGCGCGTCGGGCTGCTCCGGGTCGTCCTTCGCCGACAATGCGGCCTTCACCTTCGGGACGACGACGATCACGCCAATTGCGGGCGTGTTTGACGATGTTTCGACGAATACCGCGACCGAAAACTCCGCCGCCGTGGCCCGGATCACGGCCCAAAAAGGCCTGCACGTCAATATCCGCAATGCCAGCGGCACGGAAGTCGGGACGGCTGGAGCTCCGATTCGAATCGATCCGACGGGCACGACGGCGCAACTGGTCACCAACGCCGGCACCTTTGCGACGCAAGCCGCCCAATCCGGGACCTGGACGGTTCAGCCGGGGAATACGGCGAATACCACTCCCTGGCTCACCACCATCAGTCAAGGCGGGAATGCGGCCACGGTCAACGGGTCCGGACAACTCTCGATCACCTGCGCCAATTGCTCTGGCTCCGGGGCGAGTGCGGTCGATGATGCGGCCTTTACCGTCGCCACGGATTCCGGGGCGCCGGCCATGGGCCTCTTTGATGATGTGACTCCGGACTCGGTGAATGAAGGCGATGCGGGCGTGCTCCGCATGTCCGCCAATCGCAACCTCTACAGTACCATCCGGGATGCGGCGGGCAACGAACGCGGCGCGAACGTCAACGCGTCCAATCAACTGTCTGTGTCCGTCGATAACACCGTGACCGTCGCCTCGCATGCCGTGACCAATGCGGGCACCTTTGCGGTCCAAGCGGAGCAGTCCGGTACGTGGAATGTGACCAACATCTCCGGCACGGTGAGCCTGCCGACGGGGGCGGCCACTTCCGCGAACCAAACCACTATCATCGGCCATGTCGATGGGCTGGAAGGCGGGCTTGGGGCCTCGGGCGATGCCGCAGCGACGGCGGGGTCAACCGGCTCGCTCTCGGCCAAGCAACGGCTCATGACCTCCCAACTCGACTCGATCAAGACGGCCGTCGAAACCCTCGATAACGCGATCTCGGGGGCGGGATTCAACGTCACGCAGTTCGGCGGCACGAACGTCTCGGTCAATAACGGCGCAGTAAGCAACGGAACCATTCGTGTGACCGTCGCCAGTGATTCCACCGGCCAGATCATCGCGAACGGCGGGGTAGCCCATGACGGGGTGGACTCCGGCAATCCGGTGAAGGTCGGCGGGAAAGCGATTGCCCACGGCACGAATCCGACGGCCGTCGCCGCTGCTGATCGGACCGATTGGTATTTCAATCGCGCCGGGGTGCCGTTCGTCATCGGCGGCCATCCCAACGTCCAAACCATCGAGGCGCAAGTGCAAGACGCCGATGGGGCGCAAACTGATGCCGCGATCGTGACGGTTGGCGCGGGGACGAAGATTGTCGTCACCCGAGTCACGATGTCATGCGATGCGGGCAACACCGGCCCGATTAATGCGGTGGTTGGGTTTGGGACCGCGACCATGCCATCGCGTGCGCATACCGGAGTGGCCGGGATTCTCCACGGCTTCGACGGTATTCCGGCCGGCGGCGGGGCCACGTTCGGCGACGGCTCCGGTATTCTCGGGGTCGGGGCGGACAACGAAGACCTGCGCATGACGATGGAAGATCCGGCGGGTGGTGCCTGCTCCGTGTCGGCAAGCTATTACACGGTGCCGTCATGATCAGGGTCCTGCTTTTCGTCCTGTTATGGGCCTCGACGGCCTGGGCCGCAGGTGGTTCGTCGGTCGTTATGGAGCGGACCATTGAGACTGAAAAGGACATCACGCCTGGGGTTCGGATGTTCTCAGAGATGTTCGTCCCTGATGATGCCACTGTGTGTACGTTGAGCCTTGATCGACGCGCGCTAGCCAACCCTAACACGAAGGTGCGTATTTGGCTCGACTTTCACAATGGCCGTGCTTGGGATGGTGTCGAAGACATCGTAAGTGCGAAGCATCATTGGCTGCAAGCAACTTCGGAAGGCGATGCGCGATTGAGTGCACCTACAGCAATTAGGCGTAAGCTTTGGCCCGGCAATGGTCGAAAGATTCGTGGGGGTTATGAAATTCAAGGTACCAATTTACGTACTGCTATCCAGCTTACTTGCGAGTAGCAGTTGGGGCGCAGTCACTTTTGATCAAGTTACAACAGGGTCCTGTGCATCCTGTTCTAGTGTATCGTTTTCTTGCACGGTCAGTGCAGGATCAGATCGTCTGCTATTGGGGTCGGTAAGTGCCAAACGTGCTGGATCGAGCGAAATTACTGGGGTTACATACAACAGTGTATCTTTGACCAATGTTGATGGCATTGACAATGGTTCAGTATCATCACATCTGTGGCAACTGGTAGCCTCAGCTACAGGAGCAAACACGTTTGTGGCAACGTCCACTGCAACAGACTTTGAGTTGAACGCTGCTTGTGAGTCCTATACTGGTGTCGATCAAACCACGCCACTTGGCACAAGCGTTACGGCGAGCGGAACAGACACGGCACCATCGGTGACGGTTACGTCGGCGAGTGGGGAACTGGTCAAGGATGCTATAGGTTTGGATCATTCCGGTACACTCACTGTCGGTAGTGGGCAAACCTCACGTTATAATGAAATTGGCTTGGGTGGTTGGAATAAATATGCTGGTTCCACCGAAGCTGGCGGTTCGTCGGTCGTTATGGACTGGAGTGATAGTGCAAGCGTTAATTGGGCATCTGTTGGTGTATCAATCAAACCCGCTGGTGCTGGTGGTGGGACTGTTGGATCAAGATTACATTTATTTGGAGTCGGCAAATGACACTGTTATTACTGATTGTTTTGGTTTTCATGCCGGGGCTGGTGTTTGGTTCTATCGAACCACCTGACGGCACGGTGCTGGTTGACTGTCCATTCTCGGGCAACGTTTGCAACATGTTTGATGCATATAGTTCAACCGATTATGTATCCGACCCCACTGCGCCGGAGAACCCGCCCTCCGTGCTTCGCTCGTTGTTGGCTGTCGGTGCTACAGAAGGCAACTCTCGGGTGGAGATGGGCTTGCCCACTGTGACTTCACTCTACGTCCGAACTTGGTGGAAAACGAACAGTGACTTCCAAGGGGTGAGCGTGGGGAATAACAAGATGCTGGTCGTGGGCGGCCCAGAAATCAATGATGACTTGGGGTGGGGTGGACTACCCGGCCAGCTCGGTGATCTTCATTGGGTCATGATCCAACTCGTCACCAACAACTGTCACATTCCTGGGGGCACATGGACTGGACAGTGCGCCCCTGTTGGGAACATGATTCTTGGTTCCAATACTGGGAATAGCGCCTTTGTTGCACCAGGGACCGGTTGGCACCTGTTGGAGTTTTACTTGCGCAAGAGTACGACTGCAATATCTAGAGATGGCGTAATTATGTGGGCGCTTGATGGAGTGACTATTGGCAATTACCAAAACTTGAACTTCGCCCCCAGTGGACTAACCATTCTCACAATCACGCATACGTGGGATGGGTCAGCTTCGCTTCAGTGTTTGCCGAGTCCAAATGGACGAGATTGCTCCAAGGAGTGGATTCATGATTGGGACACAATGCGGGTTCGCATAAACGGCTCAGTTCCCGGTGGGTCACCTCCACCTCCACCTCCACCCGTGCCGCCTACACCTCCACCAGTGCCGCCGCCACCCGTGCCGCCTCCACCGCCTCCGTCTGGATGTAATTGCGGAGCCGATCTCGGCGAGCATGGTGCCTGGCTCGCTTCCCACCATACGGAAGCCCGAGCCTGGACGGTAGCGGAGTGCATTCCGCCTTGTCCGCTTGCCGGGCCGGAAATTGTCCTGCCCCAAGCACTCTCTGTGGTGCCGGCTGGCTCCACGGAATTCCGCTGGAAGGAAGTCTTAGGCGCGACACAATACATCTTGAATGTCCACGAAGATGGACAATCCTACGACTGCACGCTGATGACCTTTTGCGGGAATCTGCCCGGCACGTCCAAGTTCGTGACGACCAAGCCGGGAAAGAAATACGACTGGTGGGTCCTGGGTATCGATGACAAGGGGAACCCTGGCAAGAGTCGCGGGTCATCCTTTACGGCGCAATCGACGGTCACGCCTCCCCCGGTCACGCCTCCCCCGGTCACGCCGCCCCCAGTGACTCCGCCGAGCGGGCCAGCCTTCAAGAATATCCGACAGGGGGAATATACGGACGCCAAGGGGCGTAAATACGATGCGATCTTCTACGACACGGACTGTGATGCTCGGCGTATTTTTCCCGGTAAAGGAACCGAAGCCATCATCTGCAAAAAATAAGGAGCCATCATGCCAGCGGGACCGACACCTTGGAATTTAACCAAAGACGAAATGGACGCCATGCAGGCTCGATTCGGCTCGCTCGATCAGGACTTGCAGGACTTCCTTGCTGAAATGCTCTCCTACAAGAAGGACGCGAACTTCCAGCTTGGCGATCAATACGCCAGGCTGGATGAACTGAAGGCGGGTGCGCAAACGCTGACCGACGCTCTGTCGTCGCTCAAGCAAGACTACGAATCCTGGCGCGCCCAGTTCATTGCGAACGACAAAGGACATGACAGCCAGATCGGCACACTCTCGACCAAGGCGAACGAACTGGCCGGCCTGATTCAGGGGGTGCGGACCGATGTCAATACCGCATTGACCAACGTCTCAGTCTTAGGCGCGGCGAACAAGCGGCAAGACGAGCGGATGGATCGGATGGAGGCGCGAGACCAGGAGATCGAGAAGGTCAACACGAACCAGGACTCCGCCATGGAGGCGATCCATCGGCGGCTCGATGGCCTCACGGAAGCGGTCAAGGTCCTCAACGACAGTAACGCGCGGATTGGTCAAGCCGTGGCTGATCTGGCCGCGGACGTGAGCGCCCTGGAGCCGGAGAAGCCGGAGCTGGACACGCCGGAGCCGACCGCATGACGGATGTCGAAGCCCTCTTGATTCAGCAAGAAGCTCTGCGCCTGCGGCCCTATGACGATGCGACCGGGAAACCGTTGCTGCCCGGAGATACCTTGATCGGCAAGTTGACGGTGGGGGTTGGGCGCAATTTGTCAGACACCGATCTGTCCGAAGATGAATGGAAGATGTTCTTGGCGCGAGATGTTGCCTCGGCGACGCGGGATGTCCGTGTGCTCTGTCCGGTCTATGACGACCTGTCCCGACCGCGGCAATTGGTGCTGCTCTCGCTGGCCTTCAATCTCGGGCGGAATCGGCTGTCCCTATTCAGGCGGTTCCTGAGCGCCGTTGAGCTCGGCCACTACGACGACGCGGCGGATGAACTGCTGGATAGTCGGGCGGCGAAGCAAGCGCCCGAGCGGTACCAGCAACTCGCGTGGATGATGCGGAAGGATACGGTGTGAGAGTCAGATGGCTGCGGAGTCTTTCATCGTGGGTGATTCGGTTGGGGTTCTGGATTGGAAGGCAAGCCTGGTGAGGACGCTGAGACGAAAGGATACCAATGTGTTTCAAATCCATTGCCGACACGGTGAACCGCATGGATGAGGCCTACGTGCAGTCTGGAGACAGAAAGGCCGGGATTCGCAGCCGGGATATTGGCTTCCTTCTCGTCATTCTCCTGATGGCCGCGGCGGTGGCCTGGCTCATTAACTTTTCACTGGGCAGTTGGGGGCAACCGATCGACATTGGCCGGACCCTGATCGAACAGAATCGGACCATTAGCGAAGTCATGGATCAGCACGGTCAACAGATGGAAAAGCAGCATGCGGCGTATGAATCCGAAGCCCGGATTAACCGGTACGTGATGTGGGCCTGCTTGAATCCCTATCGAGAGAAGGAATGCCGGGATTTGAAGATGGACATGCCGGATGAACTCAAGCGGATGCAGTATCGCTAAAGGAGGCGTCATGGATAAAAACAAGGCGATGGATCTGGGCGCGACGGGGATTGGTGGGGGCCTGGGCCTGGACCAGGTGTTTGAGGCCATCGACAATCTCACGACGGATGGGGCGACCGGACAGGAATGGGTGGCACTCGCCAAGGGTGTGTTGCTCATCGTGTTTGGGTATTTTGCCTGGCGACGGAGTAAACAGGCCGCCAGCGAGCCCGCGCCGTGAGTCTCGTTGCCATGATCGGCGGAATTTTACTGGCCGTTTTGCAGGTGTGGGGCGAATATCAGAAGGGAGCCCCGGCACGCCGGGCGAAGGCGAATGCGATTGTCACACGTGATCTGGATGAGCTGGAGTCTGGCATGTCTCGCGTTGATGGGATGCGGGACTGAGCCGTATTACCGGGAGGTCTTACCCGCGTACGACGCCCAGGGAAACCGGCTGATGGGCCATTACACAATCCCGAAGCCCTACATGGAGCATTTACTGCGGGATCTGAAGGCCTGCTACAAGGAAGCGCCATGATCGCCGGACTTGCCTTCGCCGTAATGCTGTTCGTGTCGGACTTCAACGATACGGTGAGCTGCGTAGTACAAGGCTACGTCTACCGGCTCTCGGTGGCTGAGCCATTGGAGTTTAGTCGAGCCGATTCGTGTTCGGGTGTCAAGGTGGAGCGGGATGCCCAATCACTCACCCTCTACTCACCCCATATCTGGGTAAACATCATCGTGCCGGCGGATAAGGGGCATCGGCGTTTCCAGTACCGCTGGGGAGCCAATGTCGCGCATATCGGGACTGATACGGTGCCGGTCTACTGGGGCAGAGTCCAGGAATCAGAGAAACAGGAGAAAGGCTAAACACACATGGCCACGCAGACTGATCCGTTCCGTCCTCAAGGCTTGATTGCGGCGGGGGCTGCGTCCAAAACGCCCGTCGCTGGATTTACCGCCGCAACGGCCGATCCGACCAAAGCGACTTCTACCGGATACAATCCGGCACAGGTGCAGGTGCGGGATTTCGAAACGACTCAAGGGCAACTGGATAAGGTGCTCGCCAAAGACTCCCCGCTTATGCAGCAGGCGGCGCGGCGAGCGAATCAAGCGACCAACTCCAGGGGACTACTCAATTCCAGCCTTGCGGTCGGGGCCGCGCAAGATGCTGTGATACAAAACGCCCTCCCCATTGCCCAACAAGACGCCCAGACCCTCTATGACGCGAATGTCCGCTCCGTCGATGCGCTCAATGCGGCGCGGGGATTCCAGGCGCAAGCCGGGAACCAGGCCTCGCTAGCCAACGCGCAACTTGGGACCGAGACCAGCCGGGCCAATGCGCAGATGGCAAACGAAGCGGCCGCCCGGACGGCTGACGCCGCGAATACCGCCGATCTCGCCAAGTTGGACGCCGGAACCAGGATGCAACTGGGGCAACTGGACGCCACCACACGCAAGGAATTGGGCCAGTTGGATGCGACGACCCGGACTCAGTTGGCGCAGATGGATAACCAGACGCGGACCAACCTGACGACCATCGAGAATAACTACCGCCAACTGCTCCAGGCCAATCAGAACGCGGCGAATATGTACCAGCAGGCCGTCAATGCGATTGCGAACATCTCGATTCAGAACACGCTCTCGCGAGAAACGAAAGATGCCGCGATCGCCTCGCAACTGAACATTCTGAATGAAGGCTTGCGCGCGACACAGGAGGTCACGCAAACACGCCAAGAGGCCGTGGCTGGCCTGAATCTGGGGCAGTTCTTCCAAGACTTCAACATTCCGAATAGTCAGTTCGGGATCGGGAACGTGAGTTTTAATTGATGCACATTCGCCCATTGACCATTGATGAAATTCCGCTCTGTGCGCCATTCGGGCAGAAGTTTCATGCCGAGATGGGATTACCGGGGGCGTTCATCCCGGATGTGTTTACCGGCATGTGGCGGTTTTTTCTCAAGGAACATACCGCCGTGATTCTGTCGCTCTGGAAAGACGACGTGTTGACGGGAGGATTAGGTGGCATGATCTCGCCCGATCCGCTGGATGCGCGGCTCATGGCGACGGAATTCTTTTGGTTCATGGACCCCACGCACCGCAACGGCACAGGCGGAATGCGGCTTCTCACGGCGTTTGAAGCCTGGGCGAAAGAGAAGGGCGCGGTTGAAGTCCGGATGGTGCATCTGATCGGCAAGCACGATGTGCAGCTTGGGCGGGTCTACGAGAAGCGAGGGTATCACCTCATCGAGATGTGCTACCGGAAACCATTCCATGGCTAAGCTGATCGGGGCGTTGCCTCATCATCACTACGTATGGGTCGATTCGGCCTTCACGCACGACGCGCCGCAGGGCTTTCTCCCGGCGGTCTGGTTTGGCCTGGTCAGCGTCCCATCACGCGCCTGGGGTTGCACCGTGCTTCTCGAAAGCGGAGCCATCTATCGGAACCTACCGCCGCATGCGCTCGCGTTCTCGGAGGATCCGGGATGTAAAGATTGGACGGTCCACGATGCCCAGACCTGGAATTGCTACAACTATGACTTCGAGCCCCTGGTCTATCCCTATCTCGCGGAATTGGATGTGAAGGTCAGGGCGAATGGGAAGGAGTACATGGGCACGTATCTCTTTACCGTTGCCCCGATGGGCGATGGTTTCTCGCTCTACCCGGAACAGGCGAAAGAGTTTTCGTTTGTGAAGCTGGAAAACGATCGGCTGACTATTCAGCCGACGAATCACCTGATTGCGAAGGAAGGCTCGTTCACGCAGAACCCGTCCATGAACTTTCCGACCGACCTGCGTCGTCAACGGGAAGTCTGGGCTGCTGAATAAGGAGGCGTCTATCATGGCTGTTATTACCACTGCTATTGCCGTTGGAGCCGCAGCGGCGCTGTCTGCCGGGGCCGTGGCGGCCGGGGTTGCGACAGTTGCAACCGTTGCCACCATCGGCGCGGTTGTGGCGGCGGCTGGGGTCGCCATGACGGTGGTGGGTTCCGTCACGAAAAACAAGGACCTCTTGAAGGTCGGCGAGATTATGACGGGGGTCGGCGCTGGGGCTGGACTCGGGGCCTTGGCGGCGAGTGCCTTTGGCCTTGGGGTGGCAGGGGCAGCGGGTGGCTCGGCTGGTGCAGGGGCTTCGGCGGCGGCTCCGGCGGCTGAATCGGCGTCAACGGCGACCTCCGTAATCAATCCGCAAGTCTCGGCCAGTGTGACTCAATCGCTTGCACAAGCGGGACAAACGGGAGCGGGCACCGTCCTCGCGCCCGCCGTCGCGCAATCAGGCGTAGGAGCTGGAACCGTCTTGGCTCCCGCAGCGGCGGCTACAGAGGCAGGATCCTCCGGCCTCGCGTCGACACTGCCCCTTGCCACGCAAGCCGGACAAACCGGCGCCAAACTGATGGCCGGGGCACCGCCACCGACGCCGACGCCCGTGCAATCCCCGGCCCCGCAGCCGACGCCGCAACCTGTGAGCATGGCCGGATTGACCGATGAACTCGGCGGGGTGCGCACGATGAACCCCGCGCAGACCTCGAGCGGTGGCTGGAGTTCGCTCGACCCATCGACGAAGTTGATGATTGGACTCGCGGGAGGGCAAGCAGCGACCGGGCTGATTGGCGGCACGATGAGCGGGATGTTTCAAGCGCAATCCGCCTCGCAGCAAGCGGACATCGAGCGGCAACGGCTCGCGCTGGAGCAACAGAATCTTGCCAACGTGGAAGCGCAACGCGAATTCTTGCGAGAGGGCGGGCGGTATGCGCCGGTCGTGTCGTTCAATCGTCCGACGGGGATGATTGGGCGCCGGTTCCCGAGCTTGCCCGCATAAACGAAAGGACAGCCATGCCTGGATTGATTCAGTCGCAACAGCCACCGCGTGTCACGCCTGAGGTCGCCTCTCCAGAGAGCGGCACGGCCCCGTCTCCAGGACAGAAGCCCAAAGATCCCATGTTGCGCCAAGTGGTCCGGCGGATCGAAGCGACACTCAAGCCAGACATCCGGCAGAACTATCAAGCCGTGGTGGTGGCAGGCATGAAACTCATGTGGGGACCGGAATTCGAAGAGGATCGGCAGCAGGTGTTGAGCCTGATCAATAGTCCCCAGGATATTCCCAGGGTCATCGCCCATGTGGTCGCGAAGGTCGTCTCCATCGTGCAGAACGAGAGCAAAAAGAACGAACCCTTCCCGGCGGCGGTCCCGGCCGGCATTACCTTGATGTGCCATGCGCTGGAATTTGTCGAGGCGGCGAAGAAGATCGATGTCGATCAGAACATCCTGTCCCAGACGACGATGATGGTGAAGGACGGCATTTTCGGCATCTACAAGATCACCCCGGAACTCCTCCAGCAGTACGCCGCACAGCAGAAGGGGCAACCGTCTCTCCGTGTGTTGCCAGGCGGAAAGATAGATCAACCGCCGCCGCAGCCAGATTCAACCTTACAGCAGGGGGCCGCGTAACATGGCCTACGGACTCATCGGCGCCGGACTCATGGCGGGGGTCGGCAAAGGCTTCGAGAACGTCTCGCAAGCTCTTGGGCAAGGGGTGCAGATTGCCGGTCTAGGCTGGCTGAACAGGCAGCGCCAGGATGCGGAAATGGCACGCCTCAAGGTCATGGAAGCGGCGGCCACCTCACGGCAACAGGCAGGCTTTGCCCACGATGAGGCGATGCAGCAACAGCGGACCGGGGCGGATATTGTGAATCGCTCTCTCGATCGCCAGGCACAGGCCGACCTGGAGAAAAACCGGCAGGATTTCCAGGCTGGGCGCGATCAGGCCAACCTTGGCGGGCAAATGGCCGTCGAAACGATGCGGGGCGAGCGCGACGAACGCCAGCACCAGGAACGCATGGCAGTGGAGAAGGGCCAGGCCAAGGCACAGGAAGCCCACTACAACGCGACCCAACAGCACTATCAGCAGATGGAGGCCATTGCCCGGCTTCAACACGGCGATGAAGTTCGGAACGTCTTGAACCCCGATGAAGAGGGGCGACACTTCGCTGTCATGAAGAGTGGGAAAACGGTAGAACTCACGGACCCCAAAACCGGGAAGCCCATCATCGGCGCGAAAGGACTCTCGGACTCGGCGAAGCATCTGGCCGATCTCTACAAGGATCGGAGCGCCACGCTGGACAAATTGGCGAGCGATCCGTTGACGCCGCCGGAAGATGCTCAGCGGCTCAGACAAGAGAGTCAAGACCTCTTTCAACGGGCCGCGTCGATCTTTGGGGAGAAGCACACCGCGGTGGCTGAGGGTCCTGCTATTAAGGACCGCTTCAAGGCCTCGGCCCCTGCATCCCCACGAACTCCAGGGGAATCCGCGCCGCCCCCACGTCGCGAGAAGACGCTCCCGGCTGAACCATCCCAGCCCCTCGCCGCCTCCCCGACCGATGCGTTCACGTGGGCAGGCGAGAAGGTGACAGAAGGGGCACGCGGACTGATCGACAGTGCCAGGTCTGCCTTCATGCCGAACGCGCCCGCGCCGACGGTCGCGAAAGAATCACGAGCACAAGCGACGGCGGCTCTCAAAGGCGGGACTCCTGATCAAGTCATGGCCGAGAAACGGCAAGAGGCGCAACAGCGGGAACAGCAGATTGCAAAGCCGCGTAGTGGCGGATTGATCTCGATGTCGGAAGCGTCTGTTCCGCCGGTGTCTCGGCCTGTGCCACAGGAGAGGCCGCAGCCACAGGAACGCTCCACACCGCAAGCGACGCCTGCTCCGCAGGAGCGCGAGCAAGCCACACAACGTGAGCCGAGGCGAGACACCGATCTCTATGCTGGGCAAGATGAGGTCTTCGCACAGCAGAACATGCAGCCGACGGATGTCTTTAACTCTAGCGAGTTTGCCGCCTTGCCGGATCATAAGCAGTACAATATCCGCCGCCTCTTTCAGCAGTATCAGCAAGGCGATCTGAGCGGCGACGTGCTCACCTCCTCCATGCATGCCTTACTGGATGACAGTTGGGGCATGATCCGCGCCGAGATGGTCGCGCGAGTCTTGACTGGCAAGGGCAAGAAGGGCTGATGCATGGCCGGACGCTTCGAGATTGACGATGGCGAAATCATTGACACCAAGGAACGCCAGATCATCCCCCTTGAGCGATTTCAGCAACTCCGCGCCGACGGATTTCTCTCTGATGGGCCGCCAGTCGTAGACGAAGCCCGCGCCCAACCAGCATCGCCAACTGTTCCATCCACACCATCCACCCCGGCATCTCGCTCCGCTCGACCCTCGCTGGATGAGTTTATGGCGGTTGCCCGGGAAGATAACCCCGGCGTGCCTGATCGATCCTTGCGCCAGTACTGGGCGCAGAACTACAGCGACATCGACCCGCGCACCCTGCCCACCTGGGAAACCTTTCTCCCGGCCGCGAAAGCCGACAACCCTGGCGTGTCCGAGAAGGCGCTCAAGACCTATTGGGACGAGACCTACGGGGACTTCGGGGCCAGCGAGAAAGAAGATCGTAGTAGCGACGTGGCCCGCGGGTTCAAGGAATCGTTTCAACGATGGCCGGTGAGGGCGGGATTGCGACCGGTGTGAAGGAATTCGGGGTCCGCAAGTTTCAAGAGAAGTCCCAGGAGATCGCCGACCAGTCGAAGGCGAGCGATTCCTTTTCCGTCTCCTGGGATCAAGCGAAGCAAGGGAACTTTGGGGCGCTCGTCGACTGGATGCAGCACAGCCTCGGCTATGCCGGGGGGCAAGCGGTTCAAATGTTGGCGACCGGCGGATTGGGCTATGTCGGCGGGAAGTATGCGCTCCAGACCGTGGCGAAGGGTGCCGCCGAAAAGCTGGTCGCGAAGGAAGCCTCACGCCTTGCGGCCACACAGCAAGGGGCCGCCCTTGGCGCGGAGGAGCTGACTCGACTCGCGACCGCCAACGTCGCCGGGAAGATCGGACAGACCGTCGCGATCGGCGCTGCGGCCACCGGCATGGAAGGCGGGGAAATCCTCGGGGATCTCGCGTCCGAAGCGACCGAACAAGGCCGGGTGCTGGGCGGAGATGAACTCGCGAAAGCCTTTGGTGCCACCCTCGCCGCAGGAACGCTGGAATTTGTTGGCGACAAGATCGGCCTCGATCTGCTCGTGGGCAAGTCGTCCCTGGGGAAAGCCGCCACGAATGTACCGGGAATCCCGGGAAGAGCCGCCCGTGCCGGGATTGCTGGCACCACCGGGGCGACGATCGAGGGGGCGACGGAATTTGCCCAGACCTTAGTCGAGGAGGCCGGCAAAGGCAAAGACCCGCTTGCTGATGCCTCCGTCCGTGAGGCCATCGATTCCGCCGCCCTTGGTGCCGTTGGTGGGGGGGCGATCGGTGGCGGAACGGGTCTCATCTATCACGCGCCGGCTCAGCCGATGCTCACAGCCCCGGCTGAACCCCCGCAAGCCGAGATCCGTAACCCGGAAACCATCCCTGATTCTCTCGGTGTCGGCGATCCGTCTGTCTCCGTCGATGAGTCCATTCAACGCACATGGGATTTACTGGAGGAAGACACTCGCGCACAGGAAGACGCCAGTCTCGCGCGGACACAGCAGCGCATGATTGGTGCAGGGATCCAGTCTCGCGAACAGACGGCACGAGCGACCGCTTGGGCCGCACAGCGAGCACAGCAAATTCGCGAAGAACAGGCGGCCATTGACCAGGCCGACATGGAGGCACGCCGAGCCGTTGCCGATCTTGAAGAGGCGGATAGGCAGGCGCAGGCTAGCTCCATGCAGGCCGCACAGCGCCAATCCGAGCGAGCGACCGCTGAGCCTGATCCGACTGTTGTTCCGCGTGGAACACCGGAGCCAGGCCCGCAAGCGACAATTCTGGGTGAGCGTGAACGGATTGCGGCCATGCGGCGTCCACGACCTCAGGATGAACCGGCATCGAATCTGGGAATGCCGTCACAACAGGACCTCTTGCTTCGGCAGCCCCAGGCACGGACACGTCAAGCGTTTGAGGCGCCGATCATCGAAGGCCAGCAGGCGCAACCGGTCCCATCGACAATTACGCCCGGTCAAGCCTTCACGCCACGTTCAGGGCCCGCTGTATCTCCGCGTGAACGGATCGCGTCCGAACGGGAACGGTTGCTTGCCATGCGGGATGCCGCCCGTCGCGCGCGGTCTGAGACTCGCCCAGAACCGAGCCCGACCGTCGAGGATTCCCCGCTCCGGTCGGCCATTGAGGCGGCCTACCCATCTGTCAAGGATCTGCATGCCTTAGCGCGCCAGAAGGGGCTTGACATCGAAAGTCCGGTGTTTCGATCTGTGACGGAACAGATTACCGGCAAGGCCCACCTGGACGACTTGACGCCGATTGAGCGCGGGAAATTGGAAGGGCGACTCAGGCAGATTCAGGACCAGGCGGCCCCGCAAGAATCCGCTCCTCTCGTGACGCAGCAAGCACCGGACGCGCCTACCGCGATTCCGCAGTCACCTGAAGCGCCACGCATTGAGAAGGCCGACTTGATTGAGCGTCCACGCAGCGAACTTCCCGCTGAACAGAATGCCGAGATGATGCTGCGTGCCGAGAAGGCGCAAGCGGATATGGAAATCGCCGGGCGTGAACGCGGGGGGCGATTCTTCCAAGAGACACAGGGCCATGGCAGTACGCAGGATGTGATAGGCCTCAAAAGCGCAACGGCGGATTGGTATAAAGAACTCACCACCGGCCCGCGCCCGCTCAAGCGCCAGCAGATCGAGAAGGCCATTCAGAAGATCATTCAGGATCACGGCCTCGATACCGGCAAAGCAGTGGAGCAAGTCAAGGAAGCCTTGTTGCGGGACCGGGAATTCAGTCGGACGCCCTGGGGTGATGATGCCGAGTCAATTATGCGGGGGGAATGGCCGAGCTGGATTCCCCGTCCGGACGGCATGCCGCCTCAGCCTGCACAGCCTACACAGGCCCAGTCGGCCGTTCCGCCCGAAGCGGACACGACACCCGAGGCCGGATCTGAGGCGGCGCCGTCGATCGACACCGAGGCCCATGAAGCGGCCACGTCGCCGGAGAATGACCGGCCGGACCCGAGTGAGGCACAGCTAGAGGCTGGGAACCACAAGCACGGGCATGTGCGCATTGCCGGACTCGATATTTCCATTTCTCATCCGCAAGGGTCTACGCGGTTCGACACCGAACAGCAGGCCCACTATGGCTACATTCGCTCTCTGCAATCAGACGGCCAACGCATCACCCCCAAGGACAAAGACAAGGAGAGCGTCGATGTCTTTGTGGCCCCAGGTACACCCGAAGACTACAACGGCCCGGTCTTCGTGATTGACCAGAAAAAGGAGGGCGGCGGCTTCGATGAACACAAGGTGATTCTGGGAAGTGCCTCCATGGACGAGGCCCAAGCCCTCTACCGCTCCAACTATCCCCAGGGGCAAGACCGCATTCTCTCCGCCAAACAGTTCACGATGCCACAGTTCAAGCTCTGGTTGAAGGCCGGGAATAAAGCCAAGCCGGTGGGGAGCGCGCAGGCGCAGGCGACACGGAATAAACTGGCGCAGGGAAAACAGATTCGTACTGGAACACGAGTTGATATTCCCAATGTGCCCGGTATTGTACGGGAAGCCGCACCGCAACAGGAACAGGCGGTACCTGATGAGGCACAATATCAGCCAGGCAATCCGTTTGCCGAGAAGGCGATCCGTTCCAGGAAACTCTACGAGCAGGCGATTCAGCCGACGGCTCACGAAAAGGCGATGGAGCAGGCTTTCCCAATTGGTGCAGGATTCGGGCGCGGGAAGGATCGTGGGAAGAAACTTGACCAGAGAATCGATCGTGCCGTGAAGGCCGAACACTATCGCAGGGACGCCGAGCATTACGAGGCGAAGGCGAGGGCTTTTGACGAGGGAACGGTCAATGCGCAGGGGCGCGCCATCTCAGCGGAATCCATCAAGCGAAGCGATGAACGAAAGAACTACCAGCAGACGCGCGCGGAGAGGATTGCCAGAGCCAAAGAAATTCGTGGGAGCAAGGAACAGTGGCAAGTCCCTGGCGGGGTGTGGGCGGATTCATCTGGCTACTTTGCAGGATCAGGGAGAAATCTTGTCCTGTCCGACCATCGCGAAGCCGTCGAAAAGGCGCTGGCCGAAGGGAAGCCCGTTCCCACCGAAGTCCTGGCCGACTATCCCGACCTGAAGGCCGAGAAAGATCGTCGAGAGCGAGAACAGAAAGAGATCAGCGATCGCGTTAAAAAGATGCGCCAGAACGAGGCTCGGCTCGACTTTGAGTCGAAACGACAGAAACTTTTTTCGGCTCCCGTATCGGAAAAAGAAGCGATTGCGAAAACGCTCTCACATGCACAGGCCGAGCAATTCCTTGATTACTTACAGTCCGTACCGGGCGGGCCTGAATCGTTCCCGGCAGAGCGGGCCGCGATCGAGTCCGTCTATCCCGACCTGAAGAAACCGGAACCAGACGGCGAACCCTTCGCCCTCACTTCGCCGACCGTCCCACAGCCAAAAGCGAAGGCCTCGCAACCGGAACAACTGGGCATCGATGTGCCGCCGGAAACGGTCGGCTCTCGTCCGATCATCGGACGCGAGGTCAATCCGACCACCGCCGAAACCGAGGCTCCTCTCTTTTCGAAAGCGGCACAAGAGCAAGGGCCAGAACAGCAGACGTTCGCGTCTGACGAGCTGGCACGGTACGCGAATACCGATTCGGCTGTGTTATGGATAAGGCGGGCTGGCGTCGATGTGACAAACGTGAAGCAACTCGGCGTGGACTCAACGCATGTCACGTTTCCCTCAGGCAGTATCACGTTCCGGGAAACCCCATCAGAAATTCTCATTGACGGGCTTGGCCGGAAAGGGAAAGACAAGTTTGAAAATCGCGGACTTCCGACCAAGGCCGTCAAGGCGTTAGTTGGCAAGGCTCTCTCGGAAGGCAAGCGCGTGCGAGCCATGGCGACGGACGGAGCAATCCCGTATTGGTCAGGCAACCTTGGATTTCGGCGAGACGGGCATGATATGATTATGGACCGTGAGCAATTCGCCAAGATCCGTTCCGGGGAGATTAAGGTCTATGGATTCGGGGAATACAATGACTACAAGATGCAGCCATACACGGATATCGGAAGGGAGTTCTTTGAATCGAGAGATGCTGACTCCCTCCGAGCAAGAGCAGCTACGGCAGAAAGACAGCGACGACAGCGCCTTGCTGCAAAAGGAATTTCCGGGCCTGAGGATCGCATAAGCGAACCCACTCTCACCTATGCCCTACGTGAAGGCGAACAGCAGTCACTTAACTTCGGCCTGGCGCAGGCGGCTCTCGATGATCTTGACCAGGCCGGCCAGTCCGTATCCTCTGCCACGGGAGCAGTGGATCGGGTTGCAGGACGAGCCGATGTCAAGACCGTCGCACTCGGGATTTCGCCCGATCTCGTCCATCAGGGCGTGGTGGACCTCACGGGCTACCGCGTCACCAACGCCGAAGACCTAGCCAAGCTCGCCCAAGTCTACCGCGATCCCCGGTTCGAAACATTCCGATTCATATACCTCAAGGGCAAGCAGATTGTCGGCCATGAAGGCGTGACCTCGCGACTGCCTGGGTACGTCAAAGTCTTCAAGCCCGGCACGCGGGATGTGAGGCTGCGCGAGATGCAGGCCCATATGGAGGCCATGGGCGCAGATGGCTATTACTTGCTACACAATCATCCGTCCGGTCGGAGCAACCCATCTCCGGAAGACATCGATGTGACCGTTAATATCACGACCACGCTCCCTGGATTCAAGGGCCATGTGGTGATTGACTCGAATGAATATAGCGTCATTGGTTTCGATACAAACGGCGTGCTGGGTACGTCAAAGCATGAACTGAATCTTGGTCCAGACCGGCTCCTCACGCCGTCCATGCCCCATCCGTTGCTCAAAACCTACGTCGGGGATTCGAATGCCGTGGTCCGTGTGGCGAAGGCGCTTCAGGTGCCCGCCGACTATGTGACCGTCCTCTATCGCGCCATGGATGGACATGTCCGGGCCATTCAGGAAATGCGGGCCGACTTCATGGCCGATGTCAGCCGATCGGGGCCCTACCTCACCGAACAGGCGGTCGCGTTCGGCTCCCAGCATATCCTGACGCACTACAAGGGGAACGCTCAGCAGAACCGTGTGATGGCGGCGGCGCGGCGCCTCATTCGAGACGGCATCCTCCTGGATCATGTTGCGGAAACAGAGACCGCCAGCGGGGGCTATCGCTACTCCATGGCCGACCATGATGTCCGGGCGGATCCTGGCATGGTGCTGGGGCGGAATGTGCGTGATCTTGATTCTGAACGGGTTGCTGAGCCAACCGGTCAAGATCGTGGTACTATCCCCCCCATGGCACCCGACCGGGGGCCAGGCTCTTCCGAGAATGCGCAACCACCCCCTGAGCCTGGGCGCAAGAAGCCTCGTGTTCCTCGCCCCGTTTGGGCCGATGAGCTGGAATCGGTCGGCGGCAAGATTGACGACGATGGGACAGTTCTTCTCTACCACGCCACCACCAAGGAGACGGCTGCCAGGATCATGAAAGATGGCGTGTTACGCCGGCCTTCGGATGCTCCCGACTCCTATGGCGTCTATTTCAGTTCAAGCCCCACCGTCGCAGAGGATTATGGGGATGGGACGATCATTCCCGTCCGTGTGCGTGCGGCAGACATCAGCCCGGATGATGTGTTTCCCGGAAAGCGGCTCGATTTCTCCGTAAAAACACGGCAAGGCATATACAAGCCGGTTGCCGTGGGAGAGGCTGCACTCCGCCCTAACCTCTCCGGCCCGCAACTGGGCGGGCCACCATCTATCATCGCGGAACCGCCTGCCCCCTACCGCGACACCGGCACCATCGTGCCGACCACGGCCCGCGACCGATTGGCTGCCGCCAAGACCAGCGCCCGACCCTATCTCTTGGGAGCCTTGGGCTTGCAACAGTTGTCGGACGTGTACAGTCGAGACCATCGTGAAGTCTCGACCTATAACAAAGCGTCCCAGCAGATGGAGGCTGACTTCCTCGAACGAACCCGCGTCTCCGATGCCGTGATCAAGCGATGGGACAAGCTCTCTGTTGCCACGGCTGACCGCATGGCGCGGGTCATGGAAGATGCCCGCTTCGCCAACTGGGACCCGGACCGCGAGAAGAACCCCGCTGCACCATCCACCGAGAAAGAACGCCTGTTACGGGACCGATTCGAAGGACTCCCCGCTGAGGCGAAGGCGGTCTATCGAGAGGCCCGAGACTTCTACTCCAAGCTCGCCAACGACCGCTTTGACGCGATCAAGCAACGGATTCAGCGATCGGGCGGAACCCCGGAGAACACCAAGGCCGCTCTCGATAAACTGCACCTGGCCTATGAGAAAGTCAGGGCGAAGGTCTACTTCCCCTTTCAACGCTTCGGTGAGCATATTGTCGTCGCGAAGAAGATGCAGGACGGCAAGGAAGTGGACCGCGAAGTCTCGGCGTTTGAATCGACCCTCGACGCCAACAAGTTTGCCACATTGATGAAGGCGCGCGGGTGGACCGTCAAACAAACTCTGTCGAAAGAGTACTCCTCGGATCGGGATGGCTCGGCCTCCAAAGCGGTCACGGACATTCTCAAGATCGTGGACGGTCTGGATGAGACCTCGAGCTTGGCCGGCGGGAAAGCCGACCTGAAGGACGCGATCAATCAGACCTTCATTCACTCGCTCCCGGATATGTCCTACGCGAAGCACTTCCTCCATGCCAAGGACGTGAAGGGCTTCTCGAAAGACGCCCTGCGAGCCTTTGCCCATTCGGCCCTGCATGGCGCGCACCATCTGTCCCGAATCAACAACGCCGACCACCTCACAAAAGCCTTAGATGACCTCGACGCGAGGATCCGAGATACAGCCGAAGGGGATGTCACGGAAGCCCGGCAGGTGTATAACGAACTGGTCCAGCGGCACAAGAATATCCTTAACCCCAATACCTCGCCGGTCGCCGCATGGCTGGGACAACTGGGCTTTACGATGAGCTTAGGCGGCGTGGTCGCCACCGGGTTCACGAACCTCACGCAAGTGCCGCTTATTACGCTGCCCTGGCTCGGTGCGCGGTTCGGCCATACCAAAGCGATGCTCGCCCTCGGGAAAGCGTATAAAGACTTCCTAGACCCGCGTACGCTCAATAGCGAGTCCTTATTTGATGCGTCAGAAAGTCCTGATCTGCCACAACCCGAACGGGACATGCTGAAGGAACTCCAGCGTCGCGGGCGGATTGATCTCACCCAGACCATGGACCTCGCCGGACGGGCCTCGCAAGATAACCTCTCCCGCGTGGCCAGGCAGACCGGCACCGTGCGGGACAAGATTGCCAAGCTGCTAGGCTTCACCTTCCACGCGCCGGAAGTCATGAACCGGCAAGTCACCGCCTTGGCGACCTATCGACTGGCGAAAGAACGCGGGGCCTCCACCCAAGAGGCGATCGACAAGGCCGAACAAGCGATCATTGACACACACTTCATCTACACAAGTGAAAATCGCCCCCGCTACATGAGCGGGAACGTCATGCGGGTGCTCACGATGTTCAAGCAGTACAGTCAAAATATCGCCTTTCTCTATGGCCGGGCGGCGCAGATCTGGCTCTCCGGCCACGGGGCGACCGCTGAGGAGCGGCAGATTGCGAAGCGACAATTGCTCGCCATGGCGGGCCTCCAATTCGCGGCAGCCGGTGCCTTGGGCATGCCCTTCGTCGGGACTGCGGCGAGTCTGTTGACGGCGATCCTGAACGGCTTCGGGGATGATGATGAGAAAAAGGACTGGGAGGTCGAGCTCCGCAAGATGCTCGCCAACACCGTTGGCACCGAAGCGGGAGAAGTGTTGGCCCATGGGGTCTCCCGTCTCACCCCTTGGGACATGGCGGGACGGTTAGGACAGAGCGATCTGTTCTTCCGGGCACCCTCACGAGAACGAGAAGGTCGTGCCGCCGCGATGGATTGGGCCACGTCGCTTGCGGGGCCAGTGTTGAGCTATGCCGTCAACGCCTATCTCGGGGCCAGCGATCTCGCGACCGGGGTGAAGGATCTGGATGCCGGCCACTTCCTACGCGGAGTCGAGGAGTTGACCCCAGCGGTCCTACGCAATGGCGTGAAGGCCCTGCGATTTGAACTGGAAGGCGGGGCGCGGACCCGCGACCGGTACAAGCAATTGGATTTGGACTATGCGGAGAAGATAGGACAGTTCTTTGGCTTCTCGCCGGGCCGGGTGGCCGAGATGTACGAATCCGGGACCGCCATCAAGAACGCCGAGCACCGCATCATGGCGCGACGGAATGACCTCCTCGACCAGTTTGCGGCGGCGGTGGCCGATCAGGATGACGAAGCACGGCAGGACATCCTAGACGAGATCCGCGCCTTCAACCAGCGGAATCGATTCGTCGCGATTACCGGGAAGACGCTCTCCCGCTCCCTGAATGGCCGCCAACGGCATGCACAAGGCATCGAGCGGGGGACCTATCTGCCACGGACGCGGCAGCCCCTTCGGGAGGAAGGGGCGTTCGCAAATCTGTAGAGGCACCAGACCGCTCAGCCAACCCTCCGTCGCGAATTAGTACCCATCTCTCCCATACCCCGACAACCCATATCCCGCATCATAGCTCGGCGCAGACAGCGACGGAGCGTCGAGCGAACGAGACGGGGCCAGCGGTTCCAGCGTCGGCAAGGTCGGCAACGGCGTCGGGTCGAATCGTTGGACAGTCGGTGGCGTGATGACCGCAAACGGCTCAATCCCCCGGTCGTCCATGATGACGCCCATATTCTTGGACCCTTGCAACGGCATGATGGTCGTCCCGCTCGACGGCTCGACCAAGGCATCCCCAAGCGGCATGAAGACAGTCTGGGAAAATGTGACCGGCGCGACGATCAGAAACCAGGCCAACAACCCGATAACGGCAAGCATAAGGTTTCTCATTGGGGTCCCTCCTTGTTATAGCTCTAGCGTAATCCTGCTTGGGGTGGCGGTCAAGGGGCCACCTTCACTGGCAGCACTTTTGTTTTGCCACGCACCAACGCCATAGGTCCGTCCTGGCCTTTTCGCGCTCCAGAGCGTGCACGTAGTTACTCACCGTCTTTCCGCTCTTGCAGCGCACACAGTTCATGCAAAAAGTTCAACGCCGCAACCTGAAATGATCGCGGCTTATCCTTGAGCCAGCAGACAATTTTTGATGCAACCTCTTTCTCCTGTTCCGTTTTCAGTTTATTCATGTCTACTCACCGCCTTTCTGGTGCGCCTCGTCACACCCCGCACATTCCCTCACATTCGTTGAGCCAGTTCTGTTGTCCCTTTTCTTCTAGAGTTGCAAGGTCAACCTGGCCCAGCGGTTTACATGACCGATGCAGAAAGGTTGCGGCGGTAATCCCGCCAATTTGTCGTATCTGTTCATCAAAAAGCACAGCATCGGCAAATTCGTCAGCGGTCAATGTTCTCCACTCCTTATCGCTCCGGTAGGGACAGCCGATACAGGCCGAGCGCGGTGCTGGGGGAAACCGGAAATCCCGCAACCACCGCTGGCAGTCGATTCGATGCCATGGCCGGTCGAATGCAAACACCAGTGGATAGTAGTTCTCGATCCATCGGACCTTGCTCATCCGCATCCGTCGCATCTCATCGCCGCTAATACCAAACCATTGTGTAACGGTCTTCCCCCCTGACAATTCCCGCATTTTCTTGGTAATCGGTTCTATTTTGTATTCCTTCGTGCATTGCCGCCTGAGCTGCCCTTCTGGCACCTTCCAATCCAGTTGCGTATATAGCGGCATGGATGCCCACCGGCCATTTTCAAGCTGCTTGTATTCCTCAGCCTTCCAGTCATAGACAGCTTTTGGCACCTTCCAATCCAGTTGCGTATATAGCGGCATGCCCACCGGCCATTTTCAAGCTGCTTGTATTCCTCAGCCTTCATGCGACTCCGCAGCGCATCTGTACGAATGTTCCCCTTGCTCACGCGATGGATCGGAATACCGGCCTTATCCGCCTCTGGTTGCAGCACAGTATCCAGCCAGGCATAGACAGCTTTTGGTTCCCATTTCGTATCAGCAAAAATTGCCGCATCGAGCTTAGGTAAGATGCCACGGCACGACATGAGGAAGACCGTTGACGATTGCACGCCTGCGCCAAGTGAAAGAATTTGCATCATCCCCCCTCTCCACTCGGCTCATGTGGCAGCGGCCTCGCGCAGCGCCAGACCCCATCAATATAGGACTCGTTCTTATGCAGTTCGTCAGCTTTTAACATCGGTGCCCCCCTCGCTCGCCTTACGCCACAGACGGTTCCATATATCCCGTGCCTCCCGCAACCCCGCCGCGCGGCCTGCGGCGTAGGCCTGGTGCAAGGCGTCAACTAGCGCATCAATATCCTCAGTGTAGGGTTCACCTTCCATTTTCAGGCAGAGCGGAAAATGCTCTTTAATAAACTGGATCGCCGCCGCTCGCGTGTCGGTCATATCACAGTGAGCAGACTCGGCATCGCTCCTTGTCTTTGCCATATTGCTCCTCCCCTCGCACTTTACGACCATTGATAAACTCAACCCGGAGCGCCTTGAGTGATGCTGGCCAGGTGTCACGCCCGGGGCTGCGAAATGTGTTGCCGATTTGCTCCTCTAGCAGCACGGCTTGCTCGTACAAATCCGGGTGCTGATCGTGCAGCTTCTTCCACTCAACTAGACGCTGGTCATAGCACCAGGCACAATCAGTACGGCGAGGGATGCAGATGCCTCGCTCATTTAAGTACCCCCATACTTCATCTAGGCCCCACTCCCACTCTCGCAAGGGGAAGCGGTAGGTGGCCTGATCACCGTACATTCCCTCGCGCTCTTCCTCATCAGCCCGTAACCCAACGTAACTCACGCACGGTTGATGCGCCTTCATCCACGCAATACAGGGCTCGATTTTCAGTAAACGAGTACACCATCGTTGTCGCCAGTTTGGTAATGCCCCGAACTTCTCAATGAGCGAACCCAGCGTGTAACCCGATTGCACAAAGGTAATCTTGGTCTCTAGTAACTGCTCCAACCTGGCCCAATGTGCCAACATCTCCGGTAGTTCATTGCCTGTCGGTGTACACAGGTAAATATACTCTCGCGGCTCAACTTCCTTGAGATGTAACGCCAAGGCCGTTGAATCCTTCCCGCCAGAGAGGGGGACTACATGAAACATACGATCACGACCCCTAAAACGGCAAACAAGACAAGTTCTTCCAAACTGCCGACTTCTTCGTCATGATCGCCAAATGTATATTCACTTCCCATGCTCCCCTCCCTCGCTCGCCTGTTGCTCAATCGCTTCTGCAAGCTCTAGGCACATTGCGACGGAAATATCTTTTTTCGTCTTTGACATCCACCATTCAATATCGAAGCCTTTGTTAAACGTCCTTGCTATCTTCACTGCCTCCCTTAGCCCGGCCGCGCGGCCTTCGGCGTGGGCCTGCTGGATAGCTTCTATAGCTTCAGCTCGTGCCATCGGACTAAGCGTGCTGGTTTGCCTGTGGATATCTGTCACGATAAAATCATGAACATAACGATTTAAACGACTTACTGTAACCAGTGTATGGCCGCATAAGGGACGAGGCACGAAAACGCATCCTAGGGCCATTTCTGTTCGTTCTAGAGGCATTTGTGTCGGAACGTGTAACCTCACTTCACCACCACCCGTCCCGTTTCAAACAACCGCAGCATCGTCCTGGCCCACATGCGGTAGAAGAAATCCCGCTTCTCTTCTTTCGTGAGAAATCGGTCTCGGCCATCGAGCGCCGCATGACACGCCCTGCACAAATGCGCGGTAAATACGTCGCTCGCCTTGATCCCCAGGCCCTTGCCGTGTTCCTGTAAATTCGAATGGCAGGCCACCACGCCATGGCGCGAGCCGCAATTCACGCAGGCTTGATCGCGTGCGGTCTCCAGCAGCTTCTTCGAGCGAAAGACGCTCATGCCGTCATCGCCTTCTCTTGCTGCAACACTTGCACATGCGCCCGATGCGCCTTCAGTTTTTTGATCAGCGTTTCACAGGCCGCGATGTCTCCCACCATCTCCGGGTGGTCCTTCCGGTAGTCCGGTAAGACCGCTTCTGCCGCGTCGAGAATGGTCACCGTCCCGTGCTTGACCGGATCGGTGATCGCCAGATGCCGATAGGCTTCAATCTTCACGAGTAATTCTGGCTTCTCTTCGGCCTTGGGGTCATAGGCAATCTGAAATCGCCTGGGCAGACTTTGGTTGATCGCCGTCCGTAATTCATCGGCGCTCGGCCACTTGTCCCCTGCTGCGAACAGTTGACAGGCCACCTGCCAGGCCTCCGCATGAAACCGTCCTAGACGGCTGTAGTAAAATTCAAACTGCAATCGGCTCGGTGTATCCTGGGCCGCGTACCGTTTGCCCCATGGCTGGATCGTCAACAGCAACCACCCGGCGGTAAATTCTTCTTTCGTCATGCCTGTTTGTCTCCTAGCAGGAATTTGACTTGCTCTCGAAGTGGGTCATAGGTCGTCTCATCATCGGCATATTTGCCGGACAGGATTTTTGACAGATTCACGGGACCAGTTGCCCAAAAGAGGTCCGCTCGGAAGACTGGCCGGCCGTTGGTGGGAACCGTTCTGCCCGTGAGAAACTGCGATCGCTGCACCTCCGCAAAAAACGTGTCCCACCATTCCGCCGATTTTTCTTTTCTTAGTTCGTTCAAGCGAGCAGCCAACCGATCCGTTGCCTGCTTACAGGTCTTCACTCCTGGAATCAGATTCCATCGCTCGACAAGATGCTGGTTGGTGAGGAGGCACTCCTCTGCCTCTGCCTCTGCCTCTTCTCTGTCTCTACTCTCCTCTGCCTCTGTCTCTGAGAGAGTTCTGCTTAAATTTGATGTGTACAAGAATCCACAACGATATAGCGGCTTTAGGTCAACTTCTGTATGAGGAATGTATAGCCTTTGTCCAATCCATGTAGAGTCATTGTATATGCGATTGTTCGTTTCGACGGCCAAGTGTATAAGCCCAACATACAAAAACCGATGGTGTGTAGACAGTTTCATGAACTCTGGATCACCAAACATCGTCCGATGGATCTTGAACCAGGGCGGATTTCTTTTCGTGTAGCTTTGATACTTTTCAAAATTTCGAATAGATAGAAACTTTTGAGGCATTCAACGGGCTCCCTTTTGGGCATTACACGTCGTGCATAGCAGGCGAAGGTTGTTAGGTGTCGTGCGCCCGCCCCTCGATCGCGGAAAGATATGATCAACTGCGGCAGGAGTTGGAAGAGTTGGTGAATAGAAGGGGCCATGGCGACGAACCTTTTCCTGACACAGTTGGCAGCGCCCTCCATCCCTGTCATAGATGGCTGCCCGCATCGCGCTCGTGACTTGTTTATCTTTTGGAAAGATAGTTCCATTTGGCGCGATAAAGAACTCGGCTTTTAGTCTAGGCGGTGGCATCCATCATTCCCCTTCTCTCTCCATCACGCGAGAGGGTTGTGTCCGTGCAACCAGTATTCCTTAGACTGCCGGAAATTCCCTGATCCTCAAATCCGCCGGCCATTCATTCCAGTCGCCGCCTTTGCGGTCGTTCAGTACAACGGCAACCTGGTCTGGCTTGTAGAATTTTATTCTTGATCCAGTGAATGGAATCGGGTTTGACCCGATCTGCTTCACAAACACCGGCACTCCAGCGGCCTGACATTGATCCCGGATGGACCGAATCCAGGCCACATCACACGGCCTCGCGCCTGATCCTGATTCGCCGCCGACTATAACCCACGCAATACCGCGCAAGTCTAATTGGCCGATATCTTCCAAGAGCGGTTCAAGGCTGAGAAATCGGACGGTATAAAATGGCGTCCCTCGTAACGTATCAATGCGCCATTTCATTGCCTCATTCTCCACGCTGACGCCAGCCCAGACGTTTGACGGAGGACGGTCTTGCCTGAAATATTCCTTCATTCCATGTGGCCGCTTCGTCAGCACCATGTGCGTATGCTGCGGTGTATCCACCCACACGCCCATGATCGCCTTGAGCCATTCTCGCGGGATGCCTTCGAGAAACATATCCGTCATGTCGCACCAGAAGTACCGCGTAGGCTTTTTCCGCCTACGTACTTCTTCGAGCGCCTTTGAATCGAGAAAGAGTTCCACATCTTCACGGCGATTCGCTTGATAAGGTGGCATGCCAAAGCGAGCCTGCAATCGTGAGGCGTAACAGTTCGCGCAGCCCGGTGATATTTTCACGCAATGATGGCCGACGCGCCCGTTCATCCTGGCCCGGATGGGATTAATGCTGTGCTCGCACCATTCGATACTGGTCTTTCCCATTACATCACCATCTTGAATTCGATCACCCAGACATAAGGATTCGCGATCCAGGCATCAGGGCCGTGAATGGAGGACCAGAGAATCATGAAATCGTGGACTGCTCCGACCCCGTACTCCTGAATACCTTCCGCCCTGGCATCCTCCTCGCTAATCTCCTGCAACCGCTCGACGCGGACCGATACAATTTCCAACACGAGCCGGCAGGCCCAACGCGGCATGCGAATCGATGAATGCCACTTCCAGCCGTACTTACTGAAATATCGACCGCTCTTTTTCGCGAATCCTTGTATCCATCCATGCGCAATCCAGAGTCGTCTGCCCGCGCCGTCGTCCATCCACGCCCCACATAAGCCATCGGCTTTATAGGCGACAATATCATTCTCGCCGTAAGCGACTGGCTCCCGGACCCAGAGGAGATGGCCTGGCCTGCCGCATGGATATTTGATAAGCACCTGCAAATTGTCTCGTTCATCACGGAACGCAGCATGAGGTACGCCAAGAACCTCAGTCATGCCAAGATACCGATACCGATCAGGCTCTTTATTGATGACATCAAAGCCATTCAGCCGCCGCGTCTGCGTCTTTCTATTTTCCAATATCGCTTTGACCATCTCCGGCTTGAATGATATTGGCTTTTCTTTCATCGTCCCTCCTACGCCGTGATCAATTGGGCGGTATTGTTCGCCCGGAGTTTCCTCATGAGGCTTGTGCGGTGCGCCTCGGCTGTCTTCACGCTGATCTGTAACGTGGCCCCGATCTCTTTCGTCGTCAGGCCATCCCATATCAGGGCCATCACTTGCTGCTCGCGAGGGGTAAGTGGTCGTGTCATGCGGCATCCTCCTGTTCGTGAATCTTTCGTGTTTCGAGAAAGGGGGCAAAGTGCGGATTCCGGGCCAGCAAATCTCTCGACAAATACGCGCGGTACGAGTTATTGATTCTGAATCCCGCCTCATCCTTCCCCCACGTCATCTTGGCTTCCCACCGAATGCGCTCCGTCAACAAGCTGATCGAAAACTTCTTTCCCCGCTCGTACGCCTCCCTCGCGAACCGTTCATAGAGCGCAAACACCTGGGGATGCTCCACCAGCCATACCCGATAGGCCTCCTCGAGGTCGTTGCGGATGGGGCCGGTGGGGCCGGCTTGATCCAAAGTTAGTTGGGTCATTGCCTCAACTCTTCGAGGTCGAACAATGAGGGCACGGCAGCTTCCGCCTCACTAGCCCTGAGATAGCGGAGGCCGTCGTGGAAATACTCCGTAGATAATTCCACTCCCATGCCATAGCGTCCGAGTTTTACCGCCCGACAAGGGACAGTCATCAGCCCCCCGAATGGGTCAAACACAATGTCGCCTGGGTTGGTGTAGCGCGTGATAATGCGATCGACGAGATCGAATTGCAGGGGGCAAATATGCTGTTCGAGTCCGCGCCTTGACTGTTCACTGTTCAAGGTTTTCATTCTGGCGATGTCATGCCACACTTCTGGATGATGGGAACCTGGGGCGATCGCCATGAAGGTGGCGGGCAATCGATTGTCCTGCTCCAACATTTCGCCGACGCGCACGTGCTGTTCATAGTCGTAGACCGTTTCCAGGGTCCGCCGTGTAAAGAGTTTGGCGAGTTGATCCGGGCCAAAGCCGTCCAGTTCGGCGGCTGTCAGAAACCGGTCTCCACTCGACCGCCAGAAGGCATGTGCGTCGATCTGCCAGCGCGCGCGGGTGTAGTTAGCCTTGGACTTGACAACCTGCTCATCGGCATAGGCCCGGCTGGTATCGGTCGGCAGCTTGCGAAAGAGGAGGATATATTCTGGCGACCCCACTCCCATCTTGCTGCCGTCCTTGCATTGCTCTGACCAGCCTAGACGATAGGTCTGATTGTTCTCGCGCACCACATCGGTGACTACGGTAATCATGCCCATGTAGATGAAGCCGTGGCGTCGATAGTGCATGATACAGTCGGAATGGAACGGCTCGACGGATGGCATGCCATAACCCGTCACATTCCCAAACCTGATCCGATCTTTTACGTGAATGGCGGCCACCCGGCCGGGCTTCAGAATCCGCAACAATTCCGGAGTGAGAAAATCCATCTGACGGAAGAAGTGTTCATTGTCTGCGTTGTAGCCGAAGTCGTGATAGCTTTCCGTGTATTCATAGTGATTGCCGAAGGGGATGGACGTATGGATGAGGTCGACAGACTGTTCGGGCATGGTGCGGCATTCTTCCACACAGTCGTTGTGGACGGCCGTGAAGGTCTCGCCCCTGATTTCTCGGCGTGATACACCGATGGTCCGATGCAGCCCCTGTTCAAGGCCCGTTGACGAAAGACCATGCTCTCGAATAATGACGGCCATCTGCTCGCGTAGATTCTGATCATCGGCCCACTTGCGTTGTAACTCCGCGAGAATTTCCCGCTCCGTCTCCATGTAGATGAGATGAATCTCGCACGATTTGGTTTGCAGGAACCGGTAGATGCGATGAATGGATTGAATGAAATCGTTGAATTTGTAGCCGATACCAAGGAAGATGGCCTTGTGACAATGCCGCTGAAAATTACACCCGCTGCCACTGAGCTCAGGCTTGGTGGCGAGGTATTGAGACTGGCCGTCACTGAAGTCGATGATGCGTCGCTCACGTTCTTCCAAGTCGAGTGACCCATACACCTCGACGGCAGAGGGGACCGCCGCCTTGATCGCATGGCGTTCGGCTTCCAGATCATGCCAAAGTAAATAGTGTGAATCGGGGTCAGCCTTGATGATCTCCCGCATCGCGGCGATGCGGGACGCAATGCTGGTGCTCTTTTCCTTCGCGGCTTCCTTAAGGCCGAGGGCCGCATCGCGAATCAGCTGTATCTGCCCGTCGCGATCCACCCCGCCCGACAGCTGCGCGACCGGGACTTCATGGCAGTGCACCGTGAGCGGCGGCAATTCGTAGCCGTCATCCGAGTATCCTAGGTCAGAGGGGCGCTGCAGAAAGATCGCCCAGGAATGCAGCCAGACAAAAAACTCTCGTTCCATGTGCGGATGGAGCGTGAGATTGCCTGCTTTCTCACTGTCGCGCTGAAAGAACCGGGTCAAGGCCTGGCCGGTATCCATCACGCCCAGGAAGCCGGCATAGTGAATCAGTTCTTTGTAGTGGTTGGGGCTCGGGGTGGCGGTCGCAACAAAGCGATACTTCACCGCCTCGAAGAGCGTCAGAAATTCTTGGTAGGTCTTCGACCCATAGCTGCGGAGCACCGATGCTTCGTCAAGGCTAACCGCAGTGAAGAGATTGACATCCAGCTTGCCGTCACGGACCGATTCATAGTTCGTAAGGTAGAGCCCATCGCCAGCGACTTGATCGGAAGAGCGGACAAAGGAAAATCTGAGACCGATCTTGTCTCCGTCCCGCGTAAATTCCTGCCTGACACCCAGGGGGAGAATGATGAGTTGCCGGCCACCTTCATGGGCGAGAATTAGCCGCATGAGTTCGCACTGAATCAGTGTCTTCCCAAGCCCGAAGGCGGCGAAGATGGCGGCCCGCCCTTTCTTGAGCGCCCATCTGGTCAAGTCCGGCTGGTGCCGCCAGAGTAAAGGGTGGATGTCATCGACGGACACGTCAAAGCCGGTATTACGCACGAACTGACACTTGGATTTCAGGAATGTTTGATACGAATCAGGCATTCTGTTCTCTCTTCCATCGCAGCATCGCCACGCTATAGCGCCACGTTAAGACAATCGAGATCGGCAGTAGCCCATAGGCCTGCTTCTCCCAGATCATGAAGTCATGAAGTAGCCCCAGAAGCCTTGGTTGATGAGCCCGCAGAGCCAGCCCTGCCAGTGCCGGCGCGCGATCAATTCCATGCTCGTGATGGTGAAAATGCTGATTACCCAATCCATCACTTCCCCCGCTTCGGGCACTCGTACAGTGCCGGTCTCTCCCGGCTTGTCACGCCTAGTCTGTGCGCAGAGCAACTTAGTCGCGGCGCTTCACTCATTCGCATTTCCACGACATCAGCTCACCTTCTGGGTCTCGGCGTTCGCATCCCGCGATTTCTCCCGTGCACTCGGGGGCCAGATCCTACGGGTCCTCTCGGCTGGCATGCACTCCACCGCCTGAGTCGGCGGGGGACCCTGCATAATTCCTATATGGGCACTCGTACATCTCGTGCCGATAGCCCTGGTCATGCGGATAGGGAGCCTTGCACTTCGGACAGGTGTAGGTCGTCAAATCTCCGTCTCCTTCCATTGCCCCTTGACCCGCTCGACCAGCTTCCAGCGGAACATGGGGAGATTGGCGGCGGCGATGTGCAGCCGCGTGATCCCGTCCCTGGCGTTCTTCATCTTCGGTGATCCCTTTATCTCGACGATGGTGATCTGCCCGTCTTGGGAATCTATTAAAAAATCTGGACTATATTTCCGTTTCGGCGCCAGTTTCACCGTGAAGGGGTGGTACTTGTACTGCCTGATCTCTTTGCAATGGACCAGCACGTCGAGATACAGGGCGTAGCGGGCCTCGAGCTTGCTGTCATAGCGTGGCGGCGACGGATCTCCCACGGAGTGATTGGTGACTCGTGTACCGTGTCCCCGATCGCCGGAGCCCTGGGTATGTCTGGACGGTTTGGCCCGCCCCGTCTTCATGTCGATATGCACGTCGAGTTCGCCGAAATTGGTCAGCATGCGATCAGGTCCCCCTTCGTGTCTTTCATCGCCGCCTTCATGCGCGCGCGCCGGTCACGCTGATAGGCTCGGCGTTCTTCCGCATGGCGCTCATAGTAGCGGCGGTCATCCTCCGCCCTGGTGTCGGCCCGCCGTCTCGCACGTCGGCAGCGCCAGCAGGACCGCTGCGCGCGATTCGGATAGATCGGGAATGACCGTCCGCACCGGCAGATCCCGGTATCAATGCCGCGCACCCCGCGCCCCACCGGCAGGAGTCCGGCCTCGACACAGAAGGCACTCCATGAGATGCCGATCCGGCGCTCGATGTGGACCGTCAGGCTGAACGACCCCTCTAGACGATAGAGGCTGGAGGAGACCCGCCGAACCCCCAGGCGTCGAGCGACCGCCTGGAGATCGGTGAGCACCATGTCGCGGGTAATAACGTCTCGTGGCATGGGACTACGCCACCACCGGAATGCCGCCAACCAAGTGCGTGAGCCAGGCCTGGCTGCGATCCATAGCCTCAGCCTGCCACATTTCTCCGTGAAATCGAAGACCATCGTGATTCGACGTGACTTTTTCGGGTCCGTGTTCACGTCGTCGATGTTCTCGACGATCTCCTGAAAGGCGTGGGCAAAGACTTCCGGGACCGGCTCCGCCGCAGATGGTGGTAATATCGACCTTCTTTGTCTGCATACTGCCTCCTTTGGGTGTGAGAGAACGCTGTTCGTTAACCGAACTCTTATTAGACCTCCACCGTCACGCCGCGTTTCGCCGCTTCCTCCTGGGCCTTCTTCAAGAACCACGGCCGCGCGCTGGGAATCATGCTATCCATGCTGCTCAACTTGGCGGCCTTCAGCACGGCATCGCGAATCTGGGACCGGTCTGGGTCCTCGGCAAAGTACGCCTTCCAATCCGTCCATTCCTCGTCGCTCACCGCCGTGGTCCGACCATTCGTGGCCAGAGTTTGGCCCCCGCCGCTGCCAGCAGGAGGACTACCGGCAGAGTCAGACTGGGGCACACCAGTCCCGGCGGGAGCGTGTATCTGTTCAGATCCGTTGCTGCTGCGATGTTGGCGCAGCTTCTCTTGTAAATCCTCGAGCTGTTTGGTCTCCTCGGCGTGATTCTCCACAACTGGACGATATACGCCGTCCCTGCCTGGCGAAGTCTCGATGTCCATCGCTTCCTCATAGATCGCGAGGCCTTTCAGTACGTCTCCAAACTGGTCACGTAAGTTCCAGCCGCGGGCCCGCCACATGAGCATGCGCTGGGGGACCGTACACCAGGGCGTTTCAAAACCGTTCTGCCCTTTCTTCTCCCAGAGCTTCGCCCGTTTGGCGTCGTCGACCGAGTAGGTGGTGATTCGCTCCCGGCTCATGCCGAGCCGCTTGGATCGGCAATAGGCGACGATGGCTTTCCCCTCGTCGGCATAGCGTTGAATCGGGAACGGTCCGTCTTGTCGGAACCCATCGACTTCAATCCACTCGTCGAAATCCTCGAGCTTGCCAGAAGCGCGGACCATGGCAAGGGCGGCATCCCCATAGATCGACGGGATGCCGTTTACCACGGCGATCGATTGCAAGGCTTGCAGATGGGGAAGTCCGACTTCCTGTCCGTGCAGGATGGCGACGAGGATGTCATCCGGCTTGGATTTGTAGGCCTTCGGCACCATGTCCGTGCCAGCCAAGACCTTGCAGAATTCACGAATATCCGTGAGGGTATTGAGTTGTAAGGACACGGACACGCTGGATCGAGTGAGTTCGGTATGCATCGCGTCACCCCTTTTGGTTATTTGTTCGCTCGCCACTTCAGGATTTGTTCGTCACATTTCAAGGACTGTAGGGCATTGAGGAAACAGGCTCGGTCATGCGGGTTCGGCGTCCGCCACACTTCGCGCGCCTGCCCGCCCATCTTGTCGGTGTAAATGTCCAAGTATTTTGTTGCGTCTTTGTAATCCTCCATCGTCGCGTAGCCACAGACCAGTTGCATGCCGTCAGTTGGCGTCTCCTCACCTGATTTATAGTCCCCGATGACGAGATGTTTGCCGTACCGAAACTTGGCATCCGCTTGGCCTGCGAAGCCCAAGTCCGGGTTCCACGATGGCTGCTCGACCAGTTCAGGAATAGGCTTCACTCTGGCGAACCAGTCATCCATCGATACTGAATGACCGGCATATTCCGGGATAATCTCCGGGTACGGACAGATCCCCACCTGCGCAAACATGGCGCGCGCAAACCGGGCATGGAGAATCTTACCGCGCACCCGCGCCGCTTCCAGCACGTCAGCGGGCACATTCGCGAAGCCATCCCAAGCCCTTTTCCGAATCTGCGACACCGAGAACAATTCCCGTCCCGTTTCCAGGTGACGGTACTCTCGTGGGGCTCCCCTGTGCACGCTGAATGTCATTCGCCTTCTACCGCCTCCCGTAGTCCGTCCAGTGCCTCGACTTGGTTCATGACGTGGTGTATGCGCATCCCGAGCATGCCAATAAACTCAAACTGGTCTTCTCGTTCGTTCATGACCGTTCCGCATCCTCAATGAAATCCTCAATCGCAGACTGGATCACCTTGGCCAGCTTCGCCGTATGCTCTTTCGGATCTAGGTCCGTGTCCTCCAAGAACTGACTCGCAAGCCACCAGCATTTGTTATCAGTCGTCATGCAGCACCTCCTTCTGTCCTGGCGATAGCGGCACGAGATTCTCCCAACGGTCGATGAAGGCGGTCAGGCCCTCCCCTAACGTCTGTCCAGGCTGGACCGAGAAGGTCGATTTCGTAACCGGATCGGTGAACAGGGAAATGGATGGGCCGGCAATGTCCATCACCCCGTTGTAGGTCACTCGCGAGAGGCGCGTGAGAAAATCCATGGCGTGCTCCTTACCGCGGCGTGAGGCCAGCGCCTCGCTCATTAGCCGCCTCGACCAATGCTTGCTGCGGAGCTGACGCGAGTCCGCAGTACCCGAGCGTGATGGACGCTACCGTGTGTGCTCGCCACATCATGCAAAATGAACCGACGCACTTTCCTGGCTTGAGGCCGTTAAATTCAATGAGCGGACATGCTGCATTCTCTTTGGCTTCGTTTTCCGTTCTCCACATGGCCGTTTCCCTCCGCGTGATGGTGATACCGTTCGACTTCCTGGCTCTGACAGTTCGGGAAGGGAGGCGTTTCTGCGTCCATGGTGCTCACCCCTTCCTCGACACGGTACTTGCATATGGTCTTCATGCTCATTTCTTTCTGCTGACGGTGGAGGCTTTTTCGACAACCAGAACACCCTGGATTTGCGCACCAGCGCGGACCAACTTTCCGATCTTGGCCTCATCAATGCACCAAAGAGAATCTGGGATGTCCTTAAAGCGCGGATCATCCCTATAGTACGGCTGGCCTCGATGCTGGCCGTTAGAGAATACCCAATCCTTCACCGTCCTCACCGTCATCTTGGAGTCGCCGAGATCGACGGTCTTTTTCTGCTGCTCGACGACGAGCGGCGCGGTAATCGCGGCCGTCATCGCCGCTTCGTCGGCTTGCATGTCCATCTCGACCGCCTTGGCTTCATTCCCCTTGGCACGCTCGGCCTCGGCCGCTTCCCGCTTCTCCCGTTCGAGACGTTCCTGTTCAGCCCTGGCAACCGCAGCATCTTGGATAGCCTTGCGTTGGGCCGCCGCGATCTCATTGGCCCGGCGAATGCGGTACTGATTCAGCTTGGTTTCGACGAGGCCCTGTAGTCGCTTGAATTCGCTGATCGCCTCGCGGTAGGGCTTGGTGATCGTCTCGATTTCCTCGTTGAGGGGATCGGTCTTCGCGCGCCGCGCCTTGTCGAGTCGCTTCGCGCTCTCCTTACATTGATCAATGAAGAGTAAGACTGATTTTTCTGAGGTCTCATCCGCCGGCACTAGCGCGTCCGCCTGATGCCGATACACGTCAAGGATGTGGGCGCGGACTTCTTCTGTCGGGTCATCCGGCATCTCCTGAACACAGACAGCCGGTGCCCCGTTGCTCTCCTCCTGCGGTATCTCCCATGGTTCGTCGGTGTGCGGAATTTCATAGCGAGCGATCTGTTCCATTAGGATTCTTCCTTCCCAGTTGTGTGCCTTGACTGCGTCTTTCTGATTCACCGCCACTCAAAAAAAGGGGCTAGTTCCCCCGCCGTACCTCATAGGTGCGTTCAGCCATTTCCTGCCGCCACCAGTCCTTACAGTCGGCACACTCGCACGTATACGGGTCATGGCCGTCGCCCTCCTCTGTATCGAGCATATCCAGTACTGGCGAATAACCGTAGAGGTCCATGGTCACCCCTCCCTTCCGCCGCAGCGTTCCATCTCCTGCAGGAACGCCCGCTCACTCCACCGCGCGACCAGTACGAAGAGCACCGTCGCGAACAGCCCCAGCGCGGTCAAGCTGATCACTCCAATCATTCCCCACCCAAGCACGGCATAGATATCCATGGTCATGTCCTCCGGTAGATTGAATGAATCGATTTCGCCACGCCCTGCCCTGCCATACCATGCCGCCGCAGGCCGCACCCGACACGACAAAGCCACGCCTCGAACGATTCGTCATCTTGGTAAATATCCTACGTCTAGGTACACAGATTCCTGTGGGGCCGACATGATCGAGCATCCGCCTGTCTCGTATCCCCGCCGCTCCACCCACTCCTGGACATCCAGGCAAGCCGACCGTTCCGTGAACGGCCCGACCAGCGTCGGGCATGGAGAGCCGACCAGCATGATCGTCAAGAAATAGGCAATTATCTTGGCCTCCATGGCCCCCATCCTTATTTGAATGAGTCGATTTGAAAGCGACCAAATTGCGGACGAAAATCACCCAGCCCGACATAGCGGCCAGCCGATGCAATCAAATCGTGCAGGAAGTCTTTGTCGATGTAACTTGAATCCAAGACGGTCACATAGAAGGTGAGTCTCCAGCCTTCCCGCATGGCTGGTCGAACCCGCGTGATGCCATTCCGCTGCACCATGACGCGCCGCTGATCCTCAAAGTCCCACTTGTCGGTCATGAAGGAACTGATGGTAGGCGTGACCAGCAGGATGGCCTTACAGAGATCGGCTGCTGACTTTCGCGGGGAGCGTGGGTCAGACTTGGACTTCGCGGCATTCACAAGCGACATGTGGAGATTGATGCCGGGAAGCCCTAGCGTGCCGTCATCACAACGATAGACGTACGATTCCAGGTTGTCGGATTTCTTCTCTTTGGAATTCTTTTTGGCTTTCGCTTTGGCATCGACCGCTGCGCAGTCCCATCGGTGGAATAGAATAGGGGCGACCCCGCGAATCACGCATTCGACCGTAAATGGAGGATGTTCAATGCCTGCTTCTGACTCACGCTTGCCGTTCACTTCATCGTGCAAATTCACCGCGATTGCTTCTGTCATGCGACCCTCCTTATTGCTTTGAAGCCTTGCCTCGCCTCAGCATGCCCTACCGCTGCCTAGCCTTTGCCTGCCATGTGTCCCGGCTTATGACATCCTCCTCATGCCACCCTGATAAATTCTGGTCATCCATTCCTGGCGCTCCGGATCCGGCTCAAACCAGGCGCGCACCCACTCATAGGCCAGGTCGAAGATGGCAACGCCCACCACGACCCAACCCAGCATGAGCACCACACAGCCGAGCGTCTTCACCGGGGGCCCTCCATGATCAGGTAGATGCGATAGGCGATGTAGCCCCAGAAGAGGAGGCCCACGCCGACGGCAATGGCAATGCCGGCCATGCACCGCTTCCAGCCGGCCAAGGCTTCCGTCTTGGCTGGGATCGTGCCCAGCTCATGGGCGATGCGTTCGTGCAGTTCAACCGGCGGGATCGGCCTCCGCACATTTGCGCGGAAGCTTGTCAGGGTGTCCGAAATGTGTAGGTGTCGGTCGTGGTACACAGGGCCTCCTTTCCTGTTGGTAGAAGTCAACGAGTGCAGTGAGATGCCCTCGCTCCGGCAACATCATCGATGTGCCGTCGATGATTGAAAAGCATTCGGCTAAAAAATTCCGTTCCTCAGACATGAATCCCGGCCTTCCCTTGCAGCCACGCCACGAGCTCGGCGCGGTTAAACCGCCAGAGCGTTTTCTTGCCGCGCCCCAAGCGGATCGCCGGCAATTCCTTCCGCTCCGCCATCCGCAGGACGTGCCGCTTGGACACCCGGAGGATCGGCGCCACTTCTTGGGGCGTCAGGAAGTCAAGCTCCATGCCCCACCTTCCTCTCCTTCGCGTACTGCATGTGCAGCTTCATGGCCTGCTCCACGGCCTCCCCCAGAATCGTAGCGGTCCCGATGAAGCGGCGGTAGCGCGCCAAAATGGTGGAGCGAATCATGACGCCAATCTTCGTCTTTGGCTCCTTGCCGCGCGGGCGGCCGACTTTTCGCTTCTCGTCCATGCGGTCCTTTCTAATTAGCAAATGAACAGTTAACTCGTTTGTGATTCACTTTTATCAAATACGTGCAAATCATGTCAAGAGTAAAAAATAAAATTCTTGCTATTTTTTTCCACTTTAATTTAGACTAGGGCCGTTTGGTGCTACTGTGATTCAGCATGGAGGCCAGAAGATGACGAGTAAGATCGGGCGACCAGGGGAAGGACGGGCGAAGGAAGGGAGGCTACGGGGGGCCGTGAAACCAGAACTCAAACGCAAGGCGCAAGAACTCGTGAAGCGGACGCCGTTGTTTCGCTCCGTCAGTCAGTTGATGGAGTTGTCACTCATGTACTATCTCGATCATTTCGAAAAGGCGCATGGACACCTGGATAGTCACGGCTTTCCTGATACGTCGTCCCAGAAGCCCAGCGAAGAGCGTCGTCGTGCGGCCCACCCTTAATGACCGGCTCTGCCGCAATCGCCCTACAGAGCCGTGGTCCGTCTCCGGGCGCATCGCCACGTCCAAAACCGCGTTATTGTCCTGAACACAAGATGGTCCTCCTCAACGGCACCGAGCCCTGTAAAGAATGCCCCATTCGAAAGTTTGATGATGATGTGAGCGGCGCGAAAAAGATGTCGCTCTTCCTTGCGCGACTCGCCCCGTGGGGATACGGACTCGAACAGTGCATGTCCCTGATAGTGGGGGGGGGTGGGGGGGGGTAATTACCTATAATGGCCCGCCCACACGGCCAGGACCGGGGCTTGAAGCCGGTCCAAAAATCAGACGGCAAAACCTGGTGGCAGGCGCGGCTCTATCACCAGGGGAAAGAATGGCGCTCCGTCGCCGTGCCGACCAAAAAAGAAGCCCGCGAGATTTATACTGCAAAGAAGGCCTCATTTCGCGAAGCCGAATACTTCCCGGCGATCTATCAGGCGAAGCAGGCGCAACACGTCACGGTGGCGGATCTCATGGCCCTGGTCGTCGCCGACTATCGGCGCCAGGGCCATCGGACGCTTGGGGAATGCGTCAACATGGCGTCATTCTGGACCACACTCGCCGGCACGAAGAAGGCGAGTGAGATCACCGGGAACACTCTCACCGGCTGGACAGATACCTGGCTCGCGGAAGGCTTGGCGCCATCGACGATCAACAACCGGATGGACAAACTGCTCCGCGGATATGCCCTTGCGTGTCACGCCGATCCGCCGCTCTTGTTTTCGCGGCCTCGATGGAAGAAGTTAAATCCAGGCCCGCCGCGGTCGGGGTGGATGGAATGGATGACGTTCGAACGCGTCCGCATGGAGCTCCCGTCCTATGTGCGCGTCCCGATCACCATCGCCTATTGGACGGGGATGCGCATAGGGGAAATCCTCTCGCTGCGCTGGGCACAGATTGTCTTTGCTCACGATCGGCGTGTTGCGATTCATCTGGATCGCACGAAAAACAAGGACCTCCGAACAGTGGTCTGGACGGGTGATTTGTATCAGGTCCTCGAGGAGTGGCGGACCATTACCAGCCAGTTGGCCCCACTGTGTCCCTGGGTCTGCCATCGTGGCGGGAGCCGGATCCAGACGATTGACACGGCCTGGAAAAGTGCCTGCGTGAAGCTCGGCTTGGCGGCAGGAACCTGGATGAAAGGGCGAGGGTATTGGATGGGCTATCGCGGCCCGCTCCTCCATGACTTCCGGCGGACGGCGGTCCGCAACATGGATCGGGCCGGCGTGAGTCGCGACATTGCCCGGAAGATTTCGGGACACAAGACAGACTCGATCTTCAGCCGGTACAATATCGTGAGCGAGGAAGACTTGGCGGAGGCTGGAGCGAAGGTGGTGGACTATCTGGAGCGCCGAACCGGACGAAAACCGGACACCCAATTGATCGAACCAGCCGGCAACGCCTAACTAGCTGATAATTAAGGTGGAGAGGTGGCCGAGCGGCCGAAGGCAACGGTTTGCTAAACGGATTCTTTTCGTCCTACCATACCCATTGGTCTCCCCTGTCCCATATACACACTACCGAATGTAGACAGGAGAGACCAGGAAGACGGACGCGATAGTCCGGCGTGGATGGAACCGGACGGAAACCGGATAAGGGATCAGGCGTCATGGCCTTCCTTCTGCCTGGTCGATGGCTGCATTCATACGGCACTGGGATGATTTGAAATAGTGAGGGGCTGACAGCGGAAAATTGACAGGTGGTGGCGGCCTAGCTAAAATAGAAACGCCTTTAAGGAGGCAAACCATTATTGTCCGTCCAGGGGTGGTAATGGTGGGGCTGGCGGGATTCGAACCCGCGTTTCGCAACATCGGATGCTTGGCGGCGTCGATGCTGCTACTTCAGGCTTAGCAAGCCAGTGCTTGGCTCCAGGCTAAGCTACAGCCCCATAAATAGGGTTTAACGAGCGTCCTGTCGGGTGTCGCAATCTGGCAGGACGTTCGTGCTTCATGCTCTTCCTTCCGTCTCTTTAACCCATTCCATCAAAGAAAATATTCCCGGCCCAGCAAGAACGAATCGCTTCTTATTGCGAATCCACGTATAAAGGCCACTGGGGTCTCCGACCATGTTTGGTCGGTGGAAGAAATTATTGGGCTACTCGGTTGAAATCATACCAGTGCCGTTCACGGGGCCTCCTTTGACAGAGGCCCGAGAAGGAGTATAATGCCGCCTTACCTGCCAAGGTGTAATCGGCTATTCCTTCACAGGTCTGCCGGTTACGGCTACCCGGTGTTACAGCACTGGGTAGCCATGCTATAGTTAAGGTGCGCCGGGTGGGGGTCCAACCCACATCAGCCCGCTTAGTAGGCGGGTGCTCCTGCATTGAGCTACCGGCGCAGACAAGTTGGCGAAGGGAACGGGCCCGCGTTGCACCGATGGCCGTCGGAAGCGCGGGCTGCCGATCGACCAACTTCTGAAGGTTGATCCTCCTAAAGGTGGAGACCCTGAGTCACATGGAACACAATCACCGCCGCTAAGACGAGTACAACCGAAGGCCGGTATGAACACCGAAATATTTACATTAGATGAAGGCGAAGTCACTCTCCAGTTGCCTGCTAAAATGAGTCCGGAGAGCTATGAAGACTTCAAGGCTTGGCTGGACCTAATCGCTCGCAAGGCAAAACGTGCTGCGGACAGGAAAGAAGCAACCGAAGATCCTTCGTAAGCGACACTCCAAAAAACTTCGAGAGAGACTAATCCGCCTTTCTGTCCTACCGAAACCGATCACTACCG